CAGCGCAGCGGTTGCCGTCATGTATGCTTCTGGTATACCGATCCCAAAGGCCGCTAGTGCCGATATGGTCGCATCTACAGATGCAGCCCGCACCCGCTCCATGCTCGCGGCCGCTACCTCGCTCAGCCAGGCCACTGCGGCCCCAGCCGATTCTAGTGGGGTACGAACCGCAGCTAGCCGCCCGAACGTGTCGACAATCACAGCTACGCCGTTCTGGACGTTGTCGACTAGCGACGGGGATGCACGGCGAAACGGGTTCAGGAGTTGGAGCACCTGGAAGATCAGACCGCCGACGTCCGACACGATCCGGAGGATGGAACTGAACGCGACACTGAAGCCCTCAACCAATCCACCGAGCCCGGTGAGGATTACGTCGATCCCAGCGGCGATGTTCGCCCCCCACTTCATGAAGGTATCTGACTGGACAAACTCAGCAAAGCGCTGGGCCAGCTCACTGATGCGGTCGAAGATTGGCTTGAAGGCCGTACCCGCTACGATGAGGAGCGAGTCCTTGATGGTGGACATGGCGCCCGTGAACGTCTTCGACTGCGCCTTCATCGCATCGCCGAAGCGCTGCTGCGACCACGTTTGGAACGCGGCAATGAACACGGCGCTGGTCAGAGTACCCTGCTGTTGCATCTTCTGCAGTTCGCCGGTCGTTTTCCCGGTCTGTTCGGCCATGATACGGAAGATCTCGCTGGTGCTGATGCCGGCCTCGGTGAGTTGCCGCAGTTCCTCACCGCTGACCTTGCCCTTGGCGTTCATCTGACCGAGGGCGAGCGTGATACGTTCAATACCGACCCCGCCGAGGCCCATGCCGGCGGCGACGTTCCCCAGGTCAGTTAGGATCGGTTTGACGTCACGGGCGGCGAACCCCATGGCCATTAGTCGCCGTGCCCCCTGTTCGACGTCCTTGAACTCAAACGGGGTGGCGGCGGCGAACTGCTGGAGGTCGTAGAGGAACGCCTCAGCGTCCTCTGCGCTCTTCAGCATCGTAGTCCAGGCGATCTTGCTCTGTTCCAGGCTCGCGGTAAAAGACATCACCGTCTGCACGCCATTGGTAAACGCCTGGCTCGCCCGCATGATTACGTTGGCTACCAGGAATCCGGACGCGGCCTCCCCGACTCTGACTAGCGCGCCTGACAGCTTCGAGCCCATGGTCTCGGACTGGTGGGCGGTCTGCGTGGCCGCTGTGCTGATTTTGTTTAGGCCGCTGACGACCTTGTCAGCGGCCATAGTAAACGTCGCCATGCCCTCGATACGGGCCTCGACGCCAACGGGCTGCATGGTCATGATCTTACCCCGCGTTGTTCCGTTTAGCGCTCTGCCGCTTGGACCCAGCCTCTGCCGCTTGTGTTTCCTGTTGAGCTATGACGGCATCTATCCTGGCGTGAGTGCGTAAGTAGGCGATTGCCTCGTTCTGATCACGAGATGGCCACGCCTCAAAGGAGGTGCGACCGACGCCGCAGGATACTGCGGCGCCGGCAACCTCATACTCCAGACTGTGAGTAACTCCGCTCGATTTGAGATAGATCGTCGAGATGTCGGCACCGTTATACCTGACTGCGAAAGCGCGCAGCCGCGGCGGCAATCCCCCCCTCGGAGACGCCCGACTGCTGGGTAATGGCCTCGATCAGCCGGATGATGTCCCCGGCGGTCTGTACCAGTACCGTCTCGACGTAGGCAAGCTTGCGGGAACCAGCGGTCTGCGGCCGCGGGAAACCGATTAGGTCGAGGTCCTCCAGCCAACTGTCGTCCTTGGGAAGCTCGATATCGAGTCCCTTGAGCAGATAGGCCGACCGGACAGCCATCTCCCGGTGTTCCTTGATCCGCTGGACCGACGCCAGGTAGTCAGGATCGTTGGGGTTCTCCATCATCTGGCGCCCCTCAACCGTATCCACCGCGACCTCGGGCGGCTCCGGGATAGGGTAGCGGTTCATGATGTTCTGAATTAGGAAGGGCGGGACAGGCCGCACCCGGACCTGTTGCCCGCCCGACAGCACCACAACGTTGGTCGGCTGCTGCTCCGCTGCTTCGATCTGTGCTACTACGTGCTCGTCAGTCACCCTTCTCTCCTCCTACTCGTTTATCTGCTAGCCTGATTAGCCTTCGTACCCGACACCCTGTAGGATGATCCCGTCGCCGCCATTGTCGGCCAGGCCACCGGCCCAGACCTCGTTGACGTTCACCACCGCCAGGCAGTTGATGGTGTCCTGAAGTGGCAGGCTCAAGCCTTGTGATTGCGGCGTCCGGTACCAGGTCGCCCCACCATCGATGGTCTCGTAGATGCGCCCCAGCGTGGAGGCCAACCGCATCGAGAACCAGCCGCGGGCCGGGTCCTCACTGAACTTGATATCCGTGATGTCCCCGGCAACGCCCGACTCGGCAAAGCCGGCCGATGTCCAGGTCTGTCCCTTGTTTAGGGTGTAGTAGAGCCGCCCGGTGTTGTCAGTACCGACAAACCAGATGGACTCACTCACACCCCACACGCTCAGCAGGTTGACGCCGGGGTTGGGTCCGGTCACTGACTGCCAGGTCGCCCCGCCGTCCTGGGTGTAGATGACGGCGTTGTTCTGGCCGACTGCTACCACGAACTGGCTGTTGAGGGCATGGATAGCGTTCAGGTCCTGAGTAGTCGCCACCCCAGCATCCTGCACCACAACGCCCGATGTGATGTCGTCGGTGAAGTACACGTAGCCGCCTTCGCCCACGATCCAGACGTGCGAGGCGTCGACCACAGCGATGGCCCTTGGGTCCTTAGTCGCGACGAAGCCGGTAGCCACCTCGACCCAGGGGGAAGCGGTGACGCTCCCGCCCTGTGCCCACGTCAGCAGGTCGCCCTTGTCAACGTAGTGGAGGGAGGCAGAGTCCGGCGAGACTACCAGCAGGTAGTCACCGACGCACGCATTGGCTGTTGGCTGTTCGGCCGCGGCCAGTGTCGTGATGTAGGCGTTGTACCAGGTGAGCCCGCCATCCACGGTGAAGATGATCTCGGACAGGATGGCCGGCGAACCCGCTCCGGGTTGCTGCGCCAGTGCGTAGATCTTGTTGCCGCCGTCTGACTCGTCGCCGCAGTCTCCGCAGGACAACCGGTCACAGACAGCGATGTCCATGATCTGCGTGGTCACGTCGTAGCCCGCCTTGACCGCCCAGGACAGCGGGTCGATCTGGTACAAGCCCTTGGCCGTGATGTCGCCGGTCAGCATGATGGAGGCTCGTTCGTCGGGTTGCAGCGCCGACAGGTCCTCACTGGAACGGTTGGTGAACCGGGCAGCATTGAAGTGTAGCACCTTCTGCCAGCCCTTGACCCGGTCGCTCGGGTCCTTGCACTGGCCATAGAGAGCCTGCACGTCGAACGGACACTTCAGCGAGAGGATGTAGTTGACCAGCCCGAACCTGGACATGAGGCTAGTCGTGGGCAGCTCCGGTGCCCCCCGGATTTCGCCGACGTCGATGAACTCGTCGTAGGTGGAGGGGTCCGGGCAGCGGATGGGCGTGATGTCGCCCTCGGCCTGGGCGAAGCCGCCCAGCTTGGCACAGCCCAGGAGCTCGTACTTTCGGTCGGGGCGTGGACCGAACTTCTGGAGCCAAATCCTGCCCTCCCCGGTCTGGAAAATGCGCTCGGCCATGGTGTGTTCCTTCCCGCCCCGTGGGGCGACGTTTATCGGCGCTGGCTGCTGCTACTGGCTGCTACTCTGCTAGTTCCTGCTGTAACCGTTGCCACGTATGAGGATGCCGTCGCCGCTGGCCTTGACGCCGCCTGTCCAGACTCGGTTTGGGCCACAGGTCGTCAGCGTGTTGAGGCTGTCTGCTGCCGGGATAGTGGCGCCGCGTGCCTCGGGCAGTCGGTACCAGGTGGCCCCGCCGTCGATGGTGCGGTAGATGTGGGCTTCAGTTGCCATGTGTTGTCCTCACGCCCAGTGGCTATCCCGGGATTCTCAACTGTCGGCTTCTACCTATCTTGCTGCATAGTGCGCTGCTATTTGAACGGCTGACAACTCGTAGTCATAGAGTGCCACCTCGTCAAAGAGCCCGTGATAGGACAAGATGTTACTGTTCTGCATTCCGCTCAAGGATAACGCGGCCGTTGCCTGCGTGACGTCTATCCCCCCATCACTGCTAGGGCCGGCGTCCAGCAGGCCGTTCCTGTATATGTTCTTGTTGCCGCTGGCATCACGGGTGAGCACGTAGTGATACCATTGCCCGGTTACGAAGAGGCTACCTGCCAGCCCGTGCCCGGCGCCTCCATGATACGTATAGAACCTGAACACGGGGATGGTATGCACCACCTGCACCCCCCATCCGACATCGGCGGCCGACCAGCAGTTGATGGGCCAGTTCGTGTTAGAAGTTGTATGCCCATAGGCCCAGAACTCTACGGAGAAAGCGCCTGTGCCGAACTGGATTTGAGCAGGTACGGGCACAGCGCCCCTGACATTCACCGTCCAGGTCCCGCCAGCCAGATGGATACCAACATTGCCAGAGCATCCCGTAAAGGGGTGGGCTTGCCCTAGATCAGCTAGGCTATAGGTTCCCGTGAGTCCGTTCCCACTGCGGTCTGCCGCAATCACACCGGAGAGTTCGTCTAAACGCCAGTAGAGCACCGGTCCGTCGGTAAGTACCGCAGCCACGTAAGCACATGGGTCTAGTGGTGGCGGCATTATTACCGGGTTCACCAGCATGTACCCGACCGCCGGGTCTTCAGAGAACACCACCTGCTGCACCGTTCCCGCCTGGCCACTCTCGGCAAACGCCTTAGCCTTCCAGGACTGGCCGCCGTCCAGCGTGTAGTAGAGGCCGACGGTCGCATCGGTGCCCACCCACCAGGTGGCTGGGTTGACTGCCCAGGCCGTCACTAGGTTTAGGCCCGTTGCGGGCCCAGTCAACGATTGCCAGGTCTGGCCGTTCTTTGTCACCAGGACGGCGTTGTTATCGCCGACTGCCACGCCATCGGTCAGGCTGCAAAAGTGCAGCGCCGTCATGTCCTGAGTTGTGGCGAGCCCAGGGTCCTGCACCTCGACACCCATCATGGGGTCACTGGTGAAGTACACGTAGCCGCCGTCGCCGACGATCCATGTGTGCGAGGCGTCTGCCGAGTAGATGGCGTTCGGGCAGCCGCCCGCGACAAACCCGGTCGTAACTTCCGTCCAGGTGTCGAGATCGTCCAGACTGGCCCAGTGCAGTGAGCAGCTGTCGTGGCTGATGACCACCAGCTTGCCGCCAATGCAGGCCGCCCCGCTCGGATTCTCGCTGGCCCCCAGGGTGTCGATGTACTGGTTACTCCAGGTAACGCCGCCATCCTCCGTCCAGATGACCTCCGGCAGGATACCGGGTGAACCGGCAGCCGGGGTCTTGGCGATGGCGTAGATGTGCCGGCAGCCCTCGCAGTCGTCGCACTCCGGGCAGACCACGATGGCGACGATCTCCGTCGTCACGTCGCCCGCTGCCACCTCGGCAAACCGCAGCGGGTCAATCTCCCATGCCCGCTTTGCGCTCAGGTCGGCGGTTACCAGCGGCGCTGCCCGGTCTCCGGGTACCATGGCCGTCAGGTCACTACCCGACCTGCCCGTGATGCGGTTAGAGTAGAGGTGCCGGATCTTCTCCCAGCCCCGCACCCGGTCGCCCGGGCTGCCGCACTGGCCATAGAGAACCTGGATGTCGAACGGGCAGCGCAGCGACATAAGCCGGTTGACCAGGCCCAGGCGGCCCCGCAGCGAAGAAGCAGTCGGGTTGTTGCCCCGTGGCCCGACAGTGTCGGTGTCCCGGAACTCATCGTTGCCGGTGGGGCAACTGAGTACTGCCACTTCGCCATCCTCGGCGCCCACGCCACCCGCGCCTGAGCACCCCAGGTACTCGTAGCGGTGCTCCGGCCGGGGGCCGAACCGCTGCAACCATATCCGGCCCTGGCCGGTCTGGAAGATGCGTGGCTTCACGTCAGTTGCCCTCCGCCAGGCGGTACTGGTCAAGCACCGACTGCGCGTCCACACGCAACACCGCCTGCAAGGCAGCGAACACCTCCGTTGACGCCCGCCCGCGCAGCCGTTTCACGTCGGCTTGGCCCCAAAGGCCCCGACGCCGCAGCTCATTCTGGAGGGCACACGCTATCTCTCGCTCCGACCGATAGAAGCGGATGTCGGCGCCTACGGGTATGCCAGCGGGCGCTTCGGCGTCCAAAGCGTAATCCGGCAGCAGAGAACGCCGCAAGCACCCGTTGTCGTCGGTCCAGTCGACCTGTTTCACCATCTCCTCCTCACACTGCCAGCGCCCGGCCCTGGGTCTGGCGCCGCACCCGCTCCCAGGCGAACACCGCCCCCCTAGTCGTGCCGAAGGGGCTGTTGATAATGGTGTCGCTCAGTTGGTAGCTGCGGGACCCGCCCGAGGTGCCCAGGTTGAGTGCCAGATCCTCCCGCCACTTCTCGACCTTGGCCGCCACCGCCTCACACGAGCACAGCGGCCGGTCCAGAAGCGCCGCCGCGTAGTAGGCCACCGCCCGCGCCCAGTAGTCGTCCATCTCGCCGTCTTTGCCCAGCGGGTGGCCCGCCAGGTAGTTGAACCGCACCTTGTCGGGATCGGTGCAGAGCACCGGGCAGCATTCCCCGGAGTAGGCACAGGCAGTGGCGTCCCAGGTAGCGGGCCAGGGCAGCACCCGGCTGGCGTCCCAGTCCCGGGCCGAAGCACAGATCGTCTGCTCGGTTTCAACGCAACCGTCGCCCGTGCAGCCAGATAGCGGGTCCCAGATCAGCACGCCGATGTCAGATGGGTCGCAGTAGTGGCGGTAGATGTCCACCGTCAGCACGAAGTTGGTGATGTCGTCACCGTCGATGGCGGTATTACCCTCCCACAACGACGGCTTCAGGAACAGCCACTTGTTCCCCGTGATGGTGACCATCCCGCCTGCAAACGACACTTTGACTGGCCGAATGCGGTACTGCTCACTCCCGGCAGCGTCAGCGCCGTCCCCAACCCTGAAGTAGATGTGTACTTCGTTAGGGTCGGTCAGCGTGGTAGCAAATGACACAGTGGCGGTATTGCCTGCGTAGGTGACACCGCTGGCTGCTGCCATCAGCGCCCTGGCTTCGATGCCGAGCGCCTGGAGCTTCGCCCACGAGAGCGTGACCGACTTGCGGTCTCCCCTGGCCTGCCGCATGTTGACGTTGAACAGCCCCCGGTCGTGGTGGCGGGGATAGGGCAGTTCATCATCCATAACGTAGCGGGGCGCTGGCCAGTAGCCGGACTCTCGGGCGATGTCCTCCTCCGCCTGGGCGATGGCGCGGGCGATGTCCTCACGCCCTATCTGGTCGGCGGCGATCCAGTCGTATTGGAAGGTCACACCCTCGCAGTCGGTGCCGGGGTAGGTAGTGGTCGTCGCCTGGTTGAAGTACCAGGGGTTCAGGCCGATTATCGCCGCCCAGCGGTCGAGGCTCAGCAGCGTTGGGGTACTCGCTCTACTCATGGTTACCTCTTAGTGCCTCGCTCGTTTGACACTCGTGCAGGTCAGGTTCCCGGCCAGCGTGCTGCTGCTTGTAGCCTTGACGCCCCCGCAAGTAAGGTTGCCGGTGGCCACGCCGCTCCGGGCCCGCCCCGTGGTGCTGCACGAGACCGAGCCCACCAATAGGGAGCCAGCATGGCGCTTGAACCCGGACTCACAGCCCACATCCAGCGCCGCTCCCTCGGTGCAGGTTCCCCGATAGCCCAGCATGATGAGGGCCGGCTGGCTGCACTTCGTCCCCAGCATGCCTTGCCAGAGGCTCATATGAGTACCTCGCCTGGCAGCCGGATGTCGCCCTTGATGGCTATCAGGTCGGCGTAGACGTAGGGTATCTGGTGCAGTCGGTGCCAGTCAGAGGGGTAGCCGTTGTCCAACCGTGCCACCTGGAAGCGACAGGTAATCTCCGGCACATACTGGGCGAACCGGCGCTGCGTATAGTACCACCAGGAATTGCTGTTCCAGCCGGTCCTGTGTGTCGGGTCCATGCAGGCACCCCTGCCGTCCGTGCTCGGTGTGGCCGTCAGTATCCACCCGCCCGGCGCCAGCACCCGGTACAATTCGTTCATCACGGCGACCGGGTTGACGAGGTGCTCCAGGAAGTCGACGGCTCGTATCAACCCGACGCTGCTGTCGGCGTATGGTAGGCGGTCCCGGTCCAGGTCGCAGACCACGTTGACGCCCGGTGCCTCCCGGCGGTCCACCCCGACATAGCCAGCCTGCGGATTGTGTGCCGCCCCCAGGTCCAGCATCGGCAAGCCATCCCGGCGGCACCACGCCTCCGCCATCGCCCGCCCATGCTTCAGGTAGACTTGCTGGCTGGTGTTGGCAGCGCTTCCCGGCTTCCCCTGGCTCTGCCGCCATGTCTGCCCCTCGTAGCAGCGGTACAGGTACAGACAGTCGTCAATCCAGTGGGCCGGCCCGTGCACGTACAGTCGGCACATCAGGTCGTGGTCGTCGGCCAGCGCCAGTGTTGCGTCATGGCCCCCGACCGCCCGGTAGGCGTCGGCCCACCAGGCTCGGACGTGGTTGGGTGCGAAGTTGACGTGCCGCATCATGGCAGGCGACGGCGGGAATCCCCGCAGCTCCACGAACTTGCGCCCGTAGAACTCCCGGTCTCGATGCAGCCAACCATACCGGGTATCGTAGGTGTTCGGTTCGTCGGTGCCGTCCCAGAACTCCCCGCTGTTGGAGTAGGCCAGCACCGCCTCCGGGTGTTCGGTAAATGCCCGGTCGATGGTCGTCAGGGCGTGCGGCGTCAGCAGGTCGTCGTGGTCCAGCTCTACGTGAATCTCGCCCCGAGCCTGTCCGAAAGCGAACGCCTTGATGGCACCGACGCCCTTCGCTTCGCCCCCCATCGGTACCACCCGAACCGGCAGGTCATCGAACTGCCCAGCGTCAATCTCCGCGCCGTTGTTGGGGACAATCAGCCACTCCCAGGATCCGGTGAAGTCCTGTGCCCTGAGCGAGTCGGCCACCTCCGGCAGCCACTGGGTGTTGTGCGTCGGCGTCACCACCGACAACCTGGGCTCGTCCGGTCCGGGCTTGCGCCATGCTCCCGCCACGTCCCGGTATGGGTCTACCTGGCTCCACGTAATCTCCAACTCCCGTAACCCCGCTGCCTTGCCCAGAGCCCTCATACCATCGGGCAGTATTCGCCAGCAGTCCACCGGGTACCGGTGCAGCGCCCCGGTGCTGGGGGCAATCACTACCAGGAGACCGCCGGGCCGTAGCACCCGGGCCATCTCCACCATGAGCGCCCTCGGGTCCTCAGCGTGTTCCAGCGTCTGGCCCGAAATCACCACATCGTAGGCGCCCGACTCTGCCGGGATGGCCGCCGGTCCTGTCATTACCATGTCCACGTTCGGCCCCGCCTGCACGTCGCAGCCGGTGTACTCCAGCGCCCCCACGTCCTGACGGTAGGTTCCGTTCACGTCATAGGCGCCCACGTCTAGGAGTCGGCCCGCCGTCGGGGCGTACCGGGCCAGGATGCGGCGCATCAGCGTACGTGAGTTGTCGTGCATCTGTCTGCTGCTCCTATGCGACTGCCGGGTTGTTGTGGTGGATGAAGCCGTGACGGGGGACGTAAGAACTGACCGCCGCCCCCCCAATGGCCAGGTACGTGACCCAGCACGCGGACGGATCGGTATCGTCCATGACCGCCGTGAAGCCGGTAGCGTCGATGGACTTGATGTCCATCAGTCCGACAACGCCGTCATCCAGAACATTGGCGTAGACCGCCGTGTCGTAGTTAGCGGTGGCCGTCTCCGTGTCGGCTAGGTTGTCCTCATCGGATATGGCCTGCGCTGCCCGGTTGCTGGCCGAGGTGGCGGCACCAATCGACAGCCGCGCATGGTCGGTGGGCGTGTCCTGGGTAGAGTGGGCACGGTTGGCGGAGAGAAACAGCAGACCAACCGGAGTGAAGTTCGGCTCCGTCTCCACGATGTCATTGCCGTCGGTCCTGGTGGTTAGCTCGCCAACCTTATACTGCCCGCCCTTCAGTGCAACATAGTGGTAGTAGTTTGCGGTCGCGCCTTCCAGATGGTTAAGCGTGAAACCGTCGGCGTCGAACGAAACCCAAGACTCCCGGATGCCCATGATCCGGGTGGCGATTACCTCCCCGTTATAGCCGTATGCTGTGGTATTCGATGTGGCCCCATCGTCGCCATCGTTGTTGTAGGTGGCCCCCTGGGCGCCCCCAGCCGCTATGCCAATGCCAAAGTGCAGGCTAACAGCGCTCGTTGCAGCAGACCCCAGGTTGGTGGGTACGAAGATCATGGCATCGGGCTGGAACCCTACACCAGTTGTCGCATAGTTGCCGGCCGATGTGGGATAGGCTTTGTTGCCGATGAAGACGTTGCTCAGGTCGGTGCCACCCAGCGCCAGGTACGAGATGCGAGCGGCAATCGTGAACTGGTCGTCTATGGTCAGGGTAAAGCCGTCGGCGTCGAAACTGCCCCAGTCTGCCAGACCGTCGGCGGTAGGCGTGCCGTCAGCGTAAACACCAATGCAGGCTGTCGTGCTGGCACCGTGTGCTGTGTTGGTTCTGGCCGCCGCATCTTCTGAGTACGCAGCGACAAAGAAACGACTGGATGCTCCAGCTACGGCGCCAAAGCCCGGGCGGATGGTCTCGCCCGCCACCCCGTCGCCAGTCCGAACCGTGCCGCTCCACCAGAACAGCACGATCTTGGGCGTGAACCCGACGCCGGTAATGGCCTGCGTCTGGCCCGCCGTCTTGGAGACGTCGATATTGAAGCTTCCGACGAAGGCGCTGTAGGCCAACTCGCTACCCTGTTATCTGGATGTCTTCGTAGACCTTGGCCTTGTTCACCACGCCAGCCGAGTGGTAGAGGCCGTCCGTGCGGTCCTCAATGCACATGCAGACGGACTCCACCCGCAGGACGTAGAGCGCCTTGTTGGACGCTCCGATCTGGGCGTCAATCTTGTCCGCCAGTTGTCCAGCCTGAGTCGCCTCGGTGCCCTGCAAGTCGAACTCGGCGGCAACCTGCGCTCGGGTCCACTCGCCAAAGGCGTACAGCCTCTCGACGGCAATGAACCGGTGCAGGTTGATCTTCGGTCGGGCGGTCGCCTCGCCCGATAGGCGGTCAATCAAGTCGGACAATCCTCTACCTCCTAGACCCGGGTGTACCCAACCATCACGCCCAGCAACAGGGCGTCCCCGGCCAGGTCGTCCTCTGAGACGTCCCGGTAGACACGGAAGGCCGCAAGCTCGCCCGCGGCTGGCGTTCCTGCCAGCGTAATGGCCGCCGTGGCCGCAGATATGTGCAGGTCGCCGTTGGCGAGGTAAGTATCCTCTATCCCAACGGCGTTCCCCCACGCCTGGTCGATGGCGTCGTCATTGCCGAAGCTCCGCCCCTGGCAGTACCACTTGACAGTCTGCGCCCCCGAGCCCCCTGCGCAACTCCAGTAGAACGTAGCGGTGACCGTGCCCGCGTCCCAGTCGCTCGGCATGGCCAAACTGCACTCAGCGTACTCGTCTGCCGCCGCATCGAATGCGAGGTTGTAGTAGTTGACGTCCTGAGCGCCGGAGTCGGTCTTGGCGTTGGCAGCGCAACCGCTCGTGGTGGACGGCCACATGCCAGCGGCAGACAGGAATATCTGCCCGGCCGGAGCGGCACCCGTGGCGCCCTGGCTCCCGGTCGCACCCTGGGAACCTGTACTGCCCTGTGCCCCGGTAGCGCCCTGCGCTCCTGATGCCCCCTGGTTGCCCTGGTTGCCCTGTGCCCCGGATGCACCCTGAGCCCCGGCCGCGCCTTGTGCGCCAGTCGCACCCTGTGCCCCAGCCGCGCCTTGGTCGCCTTGGTTTCCCTGGGCTCCAGCGGAACCCTGAGCGCCCGTGGCTCCTTGTGCACCAGTCGCGCCCTGACTGCCTGTGGCACCCTGGGCGCCCGCTGGCCCTTGGGCTCCGGCGGCTCCTTGGTCACCCTGCGGCCCCTGTGCACCTGGGACGCCCTGGCTCCCGGCCGCTCCCTGTGAGCCGGTGGCCCCCTGGGCACCTGTTGCACCTTGCGCTCCGGAAGCTCCCTGGGCACCAGGAGCCCCTTGGCTACCGGTAGCTCCCTGCGCCCCAGTGCTGCCTTGTGCGCCGGTCGTGCCCTGCGCTCCAGCAGCGCCCTGTGCCCCGGCGGCTCCAGGGGCTCCTGGCGCGCCTTGGTCGCCCTGCGCTCCCTGCGGCCCGGCCGCAGCCGAGCTCGTCAGGGTGATGTCCACCTCGCCATTGACGGCGTCATCGGCCACCGCCACGCCCATGCCGATGCCCTGATGCAGGTTCAGCCGGGTTCGGTAGCCGATGTCCACGCCCTCACGGCGCACGGTCACCAGACGCCGCAACGCCGCTGCACTCACGACCTGCGCCACTGTGGCGGCAGTTGAGAATACCCCGGCAGCCGTGCCCTCGATGGCACGGGTTACGGTCCAGGCAGCGGTGCCCGCACCCGCGGTCACCAGCATTAGCTCGTGGCTGGCCCCCTCGTCAACCGAGACCACATACTGGCTGGCCGTGGGAAACTCGCTGAAGTCGACCACCGTGATGGCCAGCGCCAGCGCGGTAATACCGGCCGCCAGTGTAGTCTCCGCTCGGTTGGCGTACTGTTCCTCGGGCATGATGAGCCTCTATCCCTTATCGCTCGTCTCGGCCAACCAAACTGCTGCCCCGGAGAGTGCCAGCCACCCCAGCACGCCCCACACCCCGGCTGCCCACCAGGTCCCTGCCCCCATGGGAGCCAGCCACCAGACCCAGGTTGCCACCGGCATGGCCAGCCACACCGACAGGCAGCGGGGACAGGAGATCGCCCGCCCCAGGTTGGTTCGTGGCCGCGCCTCCCCGCCATAAGGCCGCTCGTAGTCGTAGGCCCCCAGCCAGGTACGAATCCACAGGAACCAGTCGCCCGGCCCATCATCTTTGGCCAGTAGCACCGCCAGCCGGTAGACGGCTAGCGCCCCGACGATGAACTCCAGCATCATGCCACCCGGAACCGCGCCGGCTCGATGGCGATATCGCGGGGGTCGACATAAAAGTGGTCACCCTGCGAGCGAATACCGTACTTGGTCGCAGTAGCCCGGCCAAACACCAAGTGATCCCCCTGCCGGGGGTCGGCGTACTCGATCATGACCATCTGGTCGACAGCGCCACCGGCCACCGGGATACTCGACTGCACGTTATCAGTAACCGGCGCTACCGGGGGTGGAGCACTAGCCCTCCGTCCACAACTGCCACAGCCCATCTCTTTGTTCCCCTCGATGTAGTCAAACCACTTCTCATGCAGGTACGGGATCAACTTCGCCTTGGCCGCTATGGCAGCCTCCCGGCGTTCGCCGGAGTAGAGGTCGTAGGCCACCAGCACGGTCGGCAGGTGCACCGGAACGTAACCCGCCACCGCCAAGGCGATGTAGAAATCCCAGTCCTCCCACCCCAGCATCACCTCGTCAAACCCGCCGACATCTACCCACGCCTGCCTCGGCAGCAGCGTCGTCACCGGGTGCTTGGACTCCTTCAGATGGTCCTGACTGGTGATGTCACCAGGGTCGAACTCTTCGATGGTCGCTCCCCGGACGTTCATGCTGTTGGTGTAGACGTACTCGTGCGGGTCCTTCCAGACCTGCGAGCAGGTCCGCAGAAACTCCGGGTGCAGCCAGTCGTCGGCGTCCAGGAAGGTCAGGAACTGGCCCAGCGCCACCTTCGCCCCAGCGTTGCGAGCGGCACCTGCACCGGCCTTGCCGGACGTGGTGATGACTTTGGCGAACGGGAAGCCGGGCAGCGACAGGTCGCCGCCGGTGTCGTTGACGATGATGGCTTCCCAGTCGGGCGTTGTCTGCGCTACTACGGAGTCAATGGCCTTGATGACCGCCTTCGAGTGGCCGGGCCCCACCGGGATGACGACTGAGAATCGGGGCTTGGCGTGCGACCGGACGGGCCAGGCGTGCCGCTCTTCCCGCTGGGTGGAGGAGAGGACGGCACCAAACGGCGCCAGTCGTGGGTTGCGTGCCCAGGGTGCCCAGTCTCGCCAGTCCCGACTGACCGGCTCTACCCGACTCATGCTGCGAGTAAGTTCCCGCTTGACCAGGAAGACCGCCTCGGTCACCTTAGCGGGCTTGAACCCATAGCCGGTCACCCGGCACCAGAAGTCGGCGTCCTCCGCGGTGCGGATGTGCTGTCGGTAGCCACCCACCCGCTCCCAAGCCCGGCGCCGGTACATGCTGGCGTACGGGAGCTGGTTACGGCCTGCCATCTGCTGTTCCATCCGGAACGCCGTGGGCCAGTCGCCCCGCTCCCGCTGGTTGCCATCCCGACGTTCGGGGTAGAAGGCCTCCATGTGGCCATAGGCGATGTCGATAGAATGGTTCCGGTCGAGTGCTTCAGACAGGATCTCCAGGGCTCTGGGCTCCAGCATGTCGTCGGCGTCCAGGCACAGGATGTACTGGCCATGGCTGGCCCGGATGCCCACGTTGCGAGCTTCGGCCAGGTACTGGTTGGTCTCGTTGCGAACATACTTGATGCGCGGGTCCTTGGCCGTCCAGTCGGCGGCCACCTCGGGCGTATTGTCCGGGCTGCAATCGTCGACGATGATGCACTCCCAGTCGAACATCGTCTGCTTGCGAATGGACTCCAGGCACTCGCCCAAGAACTGGGCCAGGTTGTAGCAGGTGACGACGACCGAGACCTTGGGGCCGCTATGGTCCTGTTGCCCCCTGGCCAACACCCGGTCGTAGAGTTGGGCATACCTGGCAATGACATCCCGCCAGAGGTAGCGAGTCAGGACATGATCCCGAGCCGCCGCCCCCAGCCGTGCCCGGTTGGCCAGGCAGTAGCGAAGGCCCCGGGCCAGGTCGTCATAGTCGCCCGGCGTCGAGAGCCACCCATGCTCCTGGTGCTGGATGATGTCAACCTGCCCACCGTGCCGCCACGCCAGGACGGGTACGCCCGCCGCCATCGCTTCCAGGGTGCCGATGCCAAAGGTCTCCCGTGCGGTGCAGAGGTAGACGCCAGCGTTCCTGACGGTCTCCCGCATGGAGTCGTAGGGCACCTTGCCCATGATGCTGACATTTGTTCGCTCTTGGCCGAACGTGCTCAGGAACTTGACGTCCGGGCACATCGCCGCCAGCTTGTTCATCTCGGCGGGGTCACAAACGACATCCTGCCGGGCCTTGTTCCAGAGCACGTAGCCCTGGCTCTGGCCGAGATCCCACTCGTCGGGCTCGATCCCGTGGCCGATGACATCCACACCCGTGCAGAGTCCCCGGCGAATGGACTGTGCCACCCACTCGGAGGGAGCGGTGATGGCGTCGGCCCGCTTGAGGTTGATGATGACGTGGGCGTTGGCTTCAGTTGCCCACTGGCCGAACTCCATCTCAGCGCCCCAGTAGAGCCCGTGGCAGTGGGCCACCCAGGCGGCGTCAATGTTGCGGTCGCAGTAGGTGCCGGCGTGGCAGGCCACCAAGTCAGCCGAGTAGGGGTCCTGGATGATGACCCAGCCGTGATCGGGCAGGTAGCGGGCCTGAGCCTCTACTACCCGGCGGATGCCACCATCGGCGGCGTCCGGCTTGTCGAACTGGGGGGCCACGTATAGGCGCTTCACTCCGGTGCCCCCGAGATGACATGTTCTTGAATACGGATACAGAAATGGACGCCCTCCGCCACCTCTGCGTCCTTCTTAGCCTTTGCCATATCCTCTGTAGCGTAGATGCCTGCCACATCCCACCCAACCAGAACCACCCAGACCTTCATCTCCCCCTCCTACTGCTACTGCCGCCTGAACATCGCCAGGCATGTCCCCTCTAGCCACGGGTCTTGAAGCCAGTGGATATCCGCTGGCCGCTTCTGCAGGTCCGCGGGTCCGATCTCCGTGGCGTAGTCGTGGGCGGCGATCAGGTCGCCCGACCGGATGACTTGCGAGTACAGTTCAAACTCCCTCGGCTTGTTGCCGTTATCGCAGAACACGAACGCCGGCCCATCGCTGGCGGCCAGCACGTCCTTTACTCGCTGCACTGTCGAATCGACAAAGCAATCGGCGTACAGCAGCTCGGCATTAGGCGACCGCCCCACCAGGGCGACGGCCTCAGCATCCAACTTCTGCGGGAACAGCTCGACCCCAAGGTAGCGGAATCCCGGCACCGTCTGCGTCCGGGCCGCCATGACAGCCGACAGACCTCCCTGCTCACAGCCCAGCTCGACGAAGGTCGTCACCTTGTACTGCCAGATAGCCGTCAGCAGCGCCCCCAACTCAAGCCAGGACTGCCCGATGGGCACCCCTAGCGGCCAGATAGCGCCGGTAGACCGGTACCACGCGTTCTCTCGCCACTCTCCGGCGATCTTCGCCTCCTTCATGCTCCTACTCATGCCTCTCCGCTAATGCTTCCCTGAACGACGTGCTTCCCTGTGTTGACGCAGCGGTATCGTCCGGCCCTTAGATCCCACTGCAGCCTCCCGCTTGCTGCCTCTTCAGTGTCGTAGACTCCTCTGATGTGCCCATCCTCCATTAATACCCAGACGGCAACCGGCGTCTCACCCTGCTGTGAGCCTTTGGGCAGCACATGGACCTCACGCCACTCGACTGCTGCGTAATACCGGATGTCTGCTTGTAGAAGGTCCAGCAAAGCATTGGCAGCCATCCGTTGAGAAGAGTAGACGCCCCTAATACCGTCATCTATGGTTACAAGCCAAACCCTCACCATCTCCTACTCCTGCTACTGCCCCACCCCACTCGGCAAGTCAGGCGTGCCCTTGGTAAACACTTGCAGTGTTGGCGCCAGCCACATCAGCGGCGACCAGATGCTCGACCACAACATGCCAAGTTGGATAGTCAGGGCGAACGAGAAGGACAGGCCGGCGTCGTACAGCACCTTGCGCCACTCGTGCGGGTACCGCATGTTTACGTGGCTGTGGCTGCTGTTGGCCATGCTGGGCCAGGGCGACGTGAAGACCAGCACGCCGCCTAGGGCTACGTGCCGAACCAGGGCCGTGATAAACGTCGCCTGATTCTCCGGGGGGATGTGCTCCGCCACCTCCACGCAGGAGACGATCTCGAACGTCTGCCGCAGGTCGAAGTCTTCCCGCAGGTTGACCTTCGGCAACCATGATTCGTTCCCGCCAAGCTGGTCCAGGCCGTAGGCGTTCACCCCCAGGTTGTGCGCCACCCGCACCATAGCCCCAGTACCACAGCCAACGTCGAGGTAGTTCTCAGGAATGCCGAACAGGGCGAAGACGGCCATCGCATGTCGGGCCATCGCCATGTCCACCGGCACCAGCGAAGAGAGCCAGTCCTCCCGGGTCTCACCATCAAACAACTTCTCGCTCACGGCACCACCCCCGAGGGAAGGTTCGGCGTGCCCATAGTGAACACCTGCAGGTTGGCCGCCAGGTGGCCCAGGGGCGTGTGCATCCACGTCCAGACCAGTGACGCCTTCAGGGTCAGGCCCGACGAGTAGCTCAGGCCCCGGTCGTAGAGCAGGGTGCGCCAGTAGTGGGGTGATGCGTTATGGATGTGCCCTGCTCCAGCCTGCCCCGGCAGGGAAGCGCTGAACACCAGGATACCTCCCCCCTCCACGTGGCGGGCCAGTGAGTCGCACAGGATACCAGCACTAGGCTCCGGTAGGTGCTCGGCTACTTCGATACAGGTCACCAGGTCAAAGCGCCGCCCCAGGTTGAGCGGCTCCCGGAGGTCCCGAGGCAGGAGCCACTTGTCCACCCGCGGCAGTTGGTCGACCCCCCAGGCGTCCACCCCCAGTTTGCGGGCCAGGTTGACCATGGCACCGGTGCCGGACCCGACATCCAGGTAGGTATCAGGAAGCCCCGTCAGGGCCAGTAGCGCCAACATGTGGCGCTCGTTCACTGCGTCATAGGCTGCGAGCCCGCCGATCCACCACTCGGCGGAGATTCCGTCGTACATCTACGCTCCTCTCTGCTTCTACTGTGGCCGCAGGCCGATACCGGCCGTTGGTGTCTGTCGTGTGTCGCCGCCGTCCCAGGCCGCCCCGACCGGCATACCGGCCAGGCTCACGCCACCGATATGGCCGAACGGTCCCCAGATGCAGACCTCGCCGGGCCAGAGCATCACCGGTCCCCGACGACGTCGGACCTTGTCGCTAAACACGCCCTCGGTATCTCCCGGCGTCAGCCCCGCAGGGTAATCGCCGTTGAAGTCCCAGAATCGCTTGTGCCGGAGGGCGGCGTGGCCGGTAAAGACGTAGGGGTCAGAACTGTCCCAAGACAACCTCCACCACAACTGGCCGCCCCCGGCCTCCAGCGTCCCGGTCATGCCCCGCTGCATGTAGCCGAGCCGCACCATGCCCACGTCCTGGCACTCCCGAAGAACTGCCACGCAGGGCATCAGGTTGAAAGGTGCCGTCAGTTGCCAGTCGTCCTCTAGCCATAGGATGTAGTCGGAGCGCTCCCAGCACACGTGCTGACCGAGGTTCATCGACACGCCCACGCCCGCCCGAGCGGCGTCAGTGGATGTCACGCTGACTGCACGAGGGTCCCGGGCGCACTCGGCCACCAACTGCGCTATGTGGTCGCCGCCGCTACCATCGTCAGCGACGTGGTAGTGAAGCGGACCCGGATAGACCAGGTGGTTGCGAACACCTTCCAGCGTCAGCAGCGCCCGGTCCATGCGCTTGTACGTGATGAGCAGAACGCTTACTTGCGGCCAGCCATCGGCCATACTGTTACCCCTTGCTCACTGCTTCTTCTGCGAACCCGTACCCCTGCACCCAGCCCCGGTCCTGGTTGGGCCAGTCCTCAGCTTGGTACTTCTTCAACAGCAGCCAGCCATTCCACAGGTCCGGCTTCTGGAGGTTCACCTTCGCCCCGTTCAGCGGGTGCTCCCGGTGCCAGTAGAGTGGCCTTCCCTCGCAGACTGGGTGCACACCATGTGCATAGCGGAGGATGAGGTCGACAAACGGCACGTCGGGCGAGCCCGGCCCCACGTCGGGATAACCCCCCAGGTAGGCCCACAGGCGGCGGCTGAACAGGGCAATGCCCCCAGCGCAAGCCTGGGTCCGGCCAGTATCGCCCAGCGCCAGGCAGACGTAGTAGTAGCGCCATGGGTCGCCTATTCTGTTGTACTCGGCCTCACACTCCTCCAGACAGCCTGGTAGAAGCCGGTCGTCGCTGTCCACCGGGATGACGGTATCGGTCTCGGCCTTGGCAATGGCGAAGTTCAGCGCATCTGTCTGGCCGACGTGCCACGGTGCCGATACGACACGTGACCACTGGAGCCAGTCCGGGCGCTGCCCTTTGTCGAGGTGCGCCCCATCATCGAAGACGATCAGCTTATCCGGGCGCCGCGACTGTGCCCAGATACTTTCCAAGCACTCCGGTAGCCAGTGCTTGTGCTGTGGGGACGGTCCCACCGTCACGATAGCAGTGATGGTCGTCATGCGTAGTTCTTGCGCAGCCACAGCAGGATGTCGCCGCCCGCTGTGCGCTGCATGGTCCACTGGCGGTGTTCGTCCAGCCACGACATGAGGTAAGCTGGCGACATATTGCCGCCACGCTTCTCAGCCAGCAGGGTAAAGCGCATCTCGCCGCCCGGCTTCAGCGCCCGAACAGACTCTCGGAGCCATGCACCAGGCTGCAGCTCGTCACGTAAGCAAACAGCCACCTTCAGGCTGTCCAGCGATGCGTCCGCCTGCTTGAACAGGGCATCCAGGTTGCTGGTCTCCAGGCGGACGCCACAAAGGCAGTTGGTGCAGGCGCTTCCAGAGCATGTCCAGTGGGGTGCCTTGCACGTATCAGCGATGGCCACGGTCTCAGACATCCTGCTCCTCCTGCTCACTCTCCCGGATCATGCTCTGCATGCCGCCGTACGATAGCCGCAGCTCCGTGGTGTCTGTGCGATACTCGAACCCATCCGGCAGGCACCCGTGGTAACCCGACGACGCCGGGTACACACGATAGAACTCGCCACGGTCCTCAGTGTGCAGCGACTCGCCCCGATGGAGGAGGTGCTCGTCGATCTTCTCACCCGGGCGAATGCCGATGTCGACGATGTACGCCGGCAGGGCTGCCCCACGGAGTGACCCGTGCATCTCCCATACCACCCGGGCCAGGTCCACGACCAACATGCTAGGGAGCTTCGGCACCACGATAGTCCCGGCCCCCGGTTCCCGCCATGCCTGGACGATCAGGTCTACGGCGTCCTGGAGCGAGAGCCAAAAGCGGTTCATGCGCCGGTCGGTCACGGTGAGCGACTGCCCTGCTGCCGCCTGTTTCTGAAACAGCGGGATGATGCTGCCCCGGCTGCCCACCACGTTGCCATAGCGAGTCAGGGAGAACCGGGTGTCGCCCCAGGTATTGGCCTGCTGGAAGACGGCCTCCATGATGGCCTTGCTCTTTCCGTACAGGTTGACTGGTGAGCACGCCTTATCGGTCGAGATCCCGATCACCTGTTTGACGTTGGCTCGCACAGCCGCCATAGCTACGTTGCACGACCCGCAAACGTTCGTCTTGACCGTTTCATGTGCGTTCACCTCAGCGGTCGGCACCTGCTTATAGGCGGCGGCATGGATGACAATGTCCTGGCCTCGGCACGCGATCTCCAGGGCGTCCATGTCCCGCACGTCACCCAGGAGGTAACGGCACTGCGGGTAGATGGCCCGCATCTGCCCCTGCTTGACCTCGTCCCTGGACAAGATGGTGAACTCGACTGGCCAGCGGTCCCGCTTGGCTCGCCGCACGATGGCCTGGCCTAGTGACCCCGTCCCACCGGTCACCAGGACCTTGCCCTCGAGCTGCCAGCCCCGGCCGTGCTGCTCTTTGCGATTGCCCTCTCGGCTCATTTAGCACCTCGCTGCTGCTGCCCATCGTCGGCTTTCACCCTGACAAACCCTACCGGCCGCGGGAACACGGCGGGACCCTCCACGCCGTTGACCACCACCCGGTCCGGGTGAAACTCGACATCCTCGATACCGTGCTCTACGGCGACGGCCTCGATGGGTGAGCCCTGCTGACCGCATTTGCGGCACGAGGTGCCCCCGTACTGCACCAACACCTTCTTCACTGCATCTCCTTGGGAAGAGCGAGGGGAGGGTGTTGACCCTCCCCCCCACTACTCACGATTGGTTGCGGCTAGCGGGCGTGCCACTCACTGTAGAGCTGGCTCACGTGCCGGCTGGAAGTGCCGCCCTTGGCGAAGTACGGGTCGGCGGTTCTGTCAAAGTTCGTGTCGAACCCGGACCGGAAGTGCTGCAGCGGCGTGTACAGGACGTTCTGAACACGGCCAGCAAGCTGCGGCGTCCGCAGGATCAAGCGGGTCTTGATGGTGATGTTGTCGTGGTAGCACCGGTTGGTGAACGTCCGGTCCACCAGGAAGCGCCCGCCATCGGTGATCCAGACGCTGCTGTTGAAGTTCTGGGGATTCAGCGGCACACCGGCCAGGGTCTTGCTGAAATCTTGGTATTCCATGTACGTAACCGGAGTGCCCATCACTCGCAGCGGCACGAAGTAGATGTCGCTGGAGTACTGGCCGGGCTGGATGCCGGCGGTGTTGGCGTTGTTGTGCTCGTAGATGCCGTCGTCGGTGACAACCGGGTACTGGCGTCCGTTGACCCACAGGTACTTCCCGGCCCGCATCTGGTCGCGCATCTGGATGGTGACTGCAGTGTCAACCGTTGGCGTGACGCTGGAGTTGACGGCGCACCGGTAGGTCATGTACCGGCAGGCCCACACTTCAGTCAGGGAGTACCACAGCTCGGGCCGCATGACGACCACCCACTCGGCGGGGGTCAGGCCCATACGCTCGGCGTTGTGCTCCAGGTACATCGCCAGCATGGAGACGAGCTCGACGATGTCCGGGTTCGTCTTGGTGACGATGTTCTGGTGGGCGAAGTTTTTGATATCGCTGTCCGCCGCCGGGCAGGCCACGCCGGTCAGGGCGTCGATCTTCCCGGTATTGATCAGCAGATCGAAGCCCGGGAACTCCCAGTAACCCTGTCCGACGTTGTTCGCAGGGTTGCCCTGCCAGAGCATTTGCGCCAGCCGGCGCTGCATAAGCACCGCGGCCTCGACCAGGGCGATCTCCCGCTCGTCGGTGATGAGGGTCCCGTGCCCCATGCCCGGGATCGCTTGCCCGTCGGCGCCGGTGACCGAGCCGAACATGCGGAGTCGCATCTCGCCCGCGGTCGACCGGGTGTTGATCTCGGTGAGTGCCAACTCCTTGGTTCCGCGGCAAACCTTGCCAAACTGGGCGGTCAGGATGCAGCCCTCAGACTCTCCGACGATGCACTCCCCGCAGGCCCCGGTCGGTTCCGACTGGCCAGCCAGTTGGTCGAACCCAGTCAGGATCGGAAATTGCGGGTTAGTGATGTCGGTACCGAACGAGGGTAGCATGGACTCGATGCCGCGGGGACCGACCGATGCGTTGATGAGCGTGTTGTCGAGCCCACACACTCCAAAGAACCCGGCGGCGCCGCCGGGGACAGGCGCTCCGTACATGAGGTTACCGGTGGGCACGCCGGCGGTCTTCTGCCCCTGGGCCATGATGAGCGCTTGGGCGAACGCATCCCCAAGCATTTTCGGGTCGAAGGTCAGTGGAGCCATTTCACAGGCCGTCCTTTCGTAGATTTAGCCTGCTCCTGCCTCCTACTGCTGCTGACACCGGCGCTGAACCGCGCCGGAGAGGGGCGCTATTTCTTGATCAGGGGACGGTTCAGCGGGTAATCCGGGTTGTCCTCCGGGCGGCCGATAGACGATGCCACCAGCTTCTGGCCCTCGGCGTCCTTAGCATCCACCGCAGTCGAGGGGTCCTGACTGGCCCGGAACACGACAGCCCGAGAGACGCCGGCCACGGCAGCCTTGACCTTCTCAGCGTCAACCTTCTCGACGGCCTTGAGCCGCAGATCGAGGGCGGCGATGGTGGCCTGGGCCGCGGCCAGAGCATCGGATACGGCCTTCTGACTGGCCTCAACGTTGGTCAGCATCTCGGCCTGGGCCTTAGCAGCGGTCGCCATCTCGGTTATGACGGCGCTTTGGGTCACAGCGTCGGCAATGGCCTTGACGGCGGTTTCGTCCAGCACCAGCGGCCCCGACTCAGGGGCGGCATCCGGCGTCGACGGCGTGTCCTTGAACGCGATGTCCTTTTCCAACTCCTTGGTCTTCTCCTCGGCGGCCTTGATGATCAGCGCCGCCTCGTCAGCCCCGAGTACGGTCTCGAGTGCCTTTCGCTTGGCTTCGTCCAGCATGGTTGACTCCTTGGCAGTGAATTTGGTAAACGGGTTGGCGGCTGCGGACCCAGGCAGCACCGATCGCTCGACGATTTGGAGCCACTCGTATACTCCGTCGTCGCGGTCGTCCTTTTTGAACCGGTAGCCATGACTCATCCGGTAGTCGTCGCCGGGGTGACTGGCGAAGTACGCCAGCGCCTTCTGGCCACGGGACGTGCTATCGAAGACGCCCGACTCCACCAGGATGCGCCCAACTACGCCCCGCCAGTCAGTGGTCCCGATGTCGGCGGGGCCAAGGTGCCAGAACAGGAGCTTGCGATCTCCCTCGGGCCACTCCTTGTCAGTGCGGGAGACCTCGTCCTCCAGTGCCTGCGTGCGGAAGATCTCGCCGTCCTTGTCCTTGAAGGCGTTGGTCGTCCAGGCCAGCCAACGGGACTTGCCCGCCTTGTCGGTGTAGACCTTGAAGCCGGTTTCGCCTTCGATGGTAGCGACGTCCTTCTTCTTCGGCTTGCAAGCTTCCTCGCCCGTGGCCGTGTCGTCAGACTCAGGCTCTTCGCCGTCGTCGTAGTCGGCCCACTTGGCGATCTCGGCCACGGCGGTCAGGATCTCCTTGAGCTTGGCCTTCATGCGGGCCATCAGGCGGCGGCCCTCTTTCTGCTCGGGCTTGGCATCTTCACTGGTTACTGGTTCGTCCATGGGTTGTACCTCCAGATCGCCGGTTGGCGCCTCGTTATGCTCCACCGTTCCTGAACGCCGCCTGCACCGCTCGCCGCAGTTCGGGCCAGAGTTTCTGGGCGACGTCGTAGACTATCGGCCACTGGCGCCGCCGCATCTCGGCTGTCTGCAAGTCGCCCTCCACGAAGCGGTTGTAAGGCGCCACGTCGGCGTTGCTGCCAGCTCTAGCCACCAGGTTGCCGCCCGCCATGTGCGCCCGGACAACGGACCAGCTTCTCGCCAGGGTCATAGTACGAACGTAGCCGGATTTGGTTGGCATTGGCACCGGATACGTGGCCATAGATCTCTCAATCTGGTATACGAAGTCGTTCAGCGCCCTCTCCAGTCGGCTATGCACAGCCGAGGAGACGATCAGCGGCTTCTTCGGAACCAGGGCACGGAAGCGGATCGGCACCGTATCTCCTATGTCAGTCGATCATGGTCTTCATCCTGACCGGGCCGACGTGATAGTCCACTTTGGCCAGCCGGATGTCGGCCTTGCCCAGCACGCCCAGCACGAGGACAGGTTCGCTGGACTTCAGCCACCTGCGGATCTGGGCTGTCAGCTTCGCCAGTGCTGCCATCGCCGTCTTGCGGTCTTCCGTCTCGGGGAAGCGGGCCAGCAACAGGTACTTGCCCTCGGGGTCAATCGGGATGATCTCCGACTCTTGGTCAAAGGCCGGGTCGGTCTCCTTGCTGCCAATCGGGTGTTCAACGATCTCGTCCATGCTTCTGCTGCCTCCTACTGCTCAAACAAAAGCCCACCATCTCCGGCGGGCTGCACTCGCTCGGTGTGCGGTTGGGGCTAGGTTGCTGCCTCCACCTCACAACACCCGACCCCTGGGTGCAACTGGTGAATCACGAGACTGGCCGCCCGACAGATTGCCAGCGACGCAAACGGTGCTTCAGCCCAGGTGCCCGGCACACAATAGCGCCTGCCGCCGTCCAGATCTCCGGTAGCCCCCTTGAACTGTCCAGCACACCAGCCAGCCGTCATGCTGGGCGAGACCATGAGCCCATAGCGCAGAGCCAACTTCCAGGCTTCCCCCATGTCCTCGGTGTAGCGGGGAACATCGAACAGCGTTACTCCCTTGCGCCACTCACCGTTTACGGTGCCATGGTCGAAGTAGTCCCAGGTGCCGGGGCGAACCTGCGAAGGCTGCACATCTGGCGGCAACAGCCATAGCCGAGGAGTCTTGCCATCCCCCACATCCGAATTGGCCCCCGTAACCCAGCGCCATCCATCGGCGTGTTCTGCCATCCAGATGTCAAACCGGCGCCCTGCCGGCTCCTGCCCCCACTTGGTTGACAATCTGCTGCCTCCTACTGCTGCAAACGCTCATCAGTACACCTTGTCGGGGTCGAACGGCACCTTGTCGGCCTTGACGATCTCCGACACATGAACGACCGCCACGGGGACCTTGAACCGGGTGCGTAACGAGTTCGCAAACGCAGTCGCGGTAGCCAACTCCTCTCGTGCGTCAGCCGGAGTAGCAAATAGGTTGGTCGAAACCTTCTGGACGATCACACGTTTGATGGAACTGCTGTTCGCTCGGACACCCTCGCCGACGACCTCCCGCTCCCACATAATTGAATTGGAGGCTCCTGGTTGGTAGGTAACCGGACGAACGCTACCCTGCAGCTTAGACTTGTGAAACTCGAACACAACCGCGTCGGACTGAAAGTTGTTACTCCCGAACGTCGAAGCGACTTGCGGACTAACAGTAAGTGAGACCCGAGAAGATGTTCCCTCGGCCCGACGCTCACCCATGACCCATCCACCAGAGGTCAGCTTGCCAGTCTGCTCCATCGTCTGAAGTTGACTCTCCGCACCGCTCCAAGACGTACCCCGGTAAAGCACCGGAGACTTGTCAAACGCAGACTGTAACTCAGAGTTGAAAGCTTTGAGCACCTCAGGAGAGCTACTAGCACCCATGGTAGTCGGTTGGCCATTTGGGAATGAGGGCATTACCGGCTCTGGTGCCAGTTGGGAGATATCGCTAACAACGTGAACCGACGTAGCGCCACCACTAGAAGAGAACCGGCCATTGGCTCCGTGGTACGGGTTGAACTTCTCCCCATCGTCCAGCGCCTTCCCAGCACCAGACATAACACACGTCTGCCTGCACCGGCACCGGTTGTGCAGTGGCGGCACCTGGCACGTCTTCTTGTAGCTGTCCCGGACCTCCTTGTCGGGTATCAGCGTGCGAAAGTCGCCACCAAACTCGATCCACTTGCCGTCGAGGGGGGCGCAACCAGAACAGTTATGAACCAGTAGGCCATTGGCATAGTACTCGGGCTCACCCTCGACTTCTAGGTTGTATACAGTGGCGTACCGCCCTAGACCCCTTTGTGGTATAATAGTCGCGAGGTGATTGCCGTGGCCTTCACGTATACCTGTAGCCGTTGCGGGAAACCTGCCATCAAACATCAACCGGTTCGTGGTAAGCGAGTCTTCTGTTCCTCCGAATGCTACCACGCTGCGTGCAGAAAGACGCCCACGGCCATATGCGAACGGTGTGGGCGAACCTTTCAGCCCAGTGCATCCTACTACCAGCGCGGCGTCCGCTTCTGTGGCCATGAGTGTTATGAGGCGAATCGGGCGCCAGAGATGACGGAGAAGGTCTGTCCAGTATGCGGCCGCGCCTTTTCCGTCAATCGAATCTACGCCAGTCGCTATACCGTTTGTAGCCGAGCATGCCGAACTGCCTTCACCAAGTATCAGACGTGTGAACGCTGCGGCAAGCCCTTTGTGGGTGAGAAGCGACTGAACCGACACTACTGTTCGGAGGAATGCCGTCGCCCGCCGCACGCAATCAACTGTCGCAACTGCGGCAAGGAGTATCACATATGCCCTGGCAACACGGAACGCCAGTTTTGCAGCTTTGCCTGCTACCGCCGCTTTCAAGGGGAGACGATCCCTGAGAAGCAGATGCGCCAGACACTTACCGCTATGAGCATCCCGTTCTCGCAAGAAACCAAGATTGGGCGCTACTGCGTAGACTTCTTGCTGCCGGCATTGCGTGTCGTCTTGGAAGTCGATGGCGTCTACTGGCACAGGGACGCCGCCAAGGATGCGAGGAAGACCCGTTATCTCCAGACCTACGGCTGGCAGGTGGTCAGAATCACCGACCTGGAGATTGAGCGCACAGCCCAACTGGATCGACTGATTGCCGAGCGATTGCAGAGTGTGACCAACCTGGAGATACCGTGCCTCCAGCCATCCCTGCTCTAACGTCCAGAAGGGGTGGTTAGGTGTAGCGGTGACGGTGTGCCATCCTGCCGCAATCGTCACCATCGGCCCGGTGTATGAACGCTTGCTAACAGAGAGAACTTGCCTCAGCCCCTGGCGGGTCCACACCATATCCCCAGGCCGAATCCCTTGTATCGGGGCTGCCCCTGTTGCGGTGGCAACTAGGGTATTTTCGGGGAAACACACCCTATCGTCCCTGGCCGTATGCCACCGCTGCCCGACTGCTCCCGGCACCTCCCGGTAGGATTCCTCGTTGCCCTGAGCGAATGCCCTCGTCACCTCGGTGATACCGATCTGTTCGGCCCGGCTCTTCCCCAGGATGGGCTCTAGCGCTTTGATCAGATCCGGTAGCCCCCGCTTGCCCAGCCCTTGCTCCTGCCAGGCCACGATCAGCTCCCGGACCGCCGACCTGGTGGTGGCGGTTATCCCGCGTACCGTCTCGGCAGCATGCAGCCTCGACCACTTCAGCACCGGGATGTTGACCAGAGCCCAGTCGATGCCCATCCCAATCTGTTGCAGCGCACTGGCCGCACTCTGGATGCCCGCCTGGGCAGCGTTCACAATCTCGGGGAAGAACCAGCGCTCTAGCTCCCGCTCAATCAGCGCCCAGAAGCTATCAGCCTCGGTGGGCACCTCTTCGCCATCAGCCTTGGCCCCAAATGCAGCCAGCGCCTTGCCCAGCAGCACGGGCTCGCTGGGCAGTGGCGGCTGCTCATTGGCGTACTTGGTGAGGACGGCGACGATCTGGCGCTGCACTACCTCAAACCCGGCCAGGACCGCCTTCTCGAACCGGCGTTCGAGTGCAGCGGTCACCTCCTCGACGTCGTCCGGGAGTGGTAGGTTCTGGGTAACAGTCGATGCCTTCTTCCCAATGCCGGACCAACGGGTCACTGTGAACTCAGCACCGATGGCTTTTGCCACACGACTCATCGTCTCCTCACGGAGGTACTGCTGTTCACTAACCGGGTGACGTTCAGACGCAGGTAGCTTTCCCTCGGTCCACTCTTCAATAACTGACGTTCGAGCCCGTGAGATGGTGCTCGGCACCGACTCTGGCGAGAATCTTGAGGAGTTCCACCCGGAGGCAGAACCAGACCGGAGTGAGTACCGACCGCTCTGGTCGACCATCCTCATCTCTGCCAACCCGTACTTGCCTGCAAACGTGATGTCACCGGCAGAGAAACCTGACAACGACCCCGGCGGGTGGTTATGGGAAAACGTTGATCCCCGAAGGGTCGCAGCCTCCGTAGGCGTGATATCGACCCCCTCAGGTTCACCGATCTTCTCGAAGATCCTCCTCCCCGAAGCGTCTAACGCGAACGCACTCTCATGGGGCAGGTCCCGGATCTTACTCTCGCCTGCGATCAACGCCTGGCTTACGCTACTACCTGAAACAGTATTACCGCCCGAGCTGAACCGGCCATCGCGACCGTGGTAGGGGTTGAACTTCTCATCAGTACCGGTACCCGCCTTGTAGGCCACTCTGACAGTCGGCCCAAACAGGCGCTCCAGGTCGGCCGCACTGACTATGCCAGCACCCGGCACGACGCCGCCCCGGGGGTCGTAGCGAACACGCACCAACTCAGGACTCCTCAACTGGCGTCTCATCGGTCGCTGGCGCCTCAGCCGCCACCGGCTCAGTCGGCTCCGGCGCCTCCTCTTGCTCTACGTCGTCAGCGATGACGTTCGGCGTCACGTCAGGCTCGTTGGCCAAGAACTCCGGCGGCAGGATCTGCTGGTCGGCCAGCAACTGCCGGGCCTCGGCCTTGCTCACCAGGCCCTCCACGCCAGCGCCTGGGAAGTACATCTTGACGATGTTGCCGATGCGGGCCCCCTCCAGCGCCGCCTTCTGCGCGTCCTCTTCGTCATCCTGGAAGTCGAACCGGAACGTGAGACTGTCGGGTAGCACCTTCCAGTTGATGGCCCGCTCGATGCTGGTCAGGATATCCCCCGACCCCTTGCCCCGCGCCTTCTGAGCCTGCACCTGCGCATCGGCCTTGGTAGCACCACTGGCCGTCGCGGGCCAGAACTCCCTCGCATCTGTGCCACAGGCCAACGCCACGATGTAGGCGTAGAGCGTGGTGGTAGTCTGCTCATCGTAGCCATCGGGCAGGCTGGCGAAGTCGAAGGACTTGATGTCCAGCGGCTGGCCGGGGTCCTGGCTGGCAATCGTGACAACCTTGGCAAAGCGGGTCAGCCCCTCATTGTCCATCTGCTCTTGTGCTTCGGCAAAGGCGGCGTTCAGCCGGTGCTGCGACATGCCCTGCACGAACACAATGCCCCGCTGGGGACGGCTACTCAACTTCTCGCGCTTGTAGGTGACGATGTCGCGGAGAATCTGCGAAGCACGCAACACACGGGAAACGGCACAGAATCCGATATTCTTGAGGGACTCGTCGGGGGAGGGCAGGGAGGGGAGGTGGATAACCTGGGCGTCGGCCAACTTGTGAGGACGGCCCGTGCGAGCGTTGGCGTAGACGACCGGGTACTCCAGGTCGCCGGTTGGCATGCAGCGACTGGCATCCAGGTGCGCCAGGCCGATCACCGGGCCGGTAGCGTCCTTGCTGGCACGGATGACCTCGACAAAGGCGCCACGATCCTGGCAGAGATAATCCTCGACCACTTTGCTGATCAGGACGCCCCAGCCGTTGCCGAACTCGGCCTCGGACAGCATACGCTGGTAGCGGTTGACCTGGCGCTGTGGTCCGTCAAGTGTCCAGCCCAGCGTCTTGATCTTCGCCACCTGCGAGTAGATGGCGCCCGCCAGGATGCTCTCTGTCTTCCAAAACTTGCGGAGCGAGACGTCTCTTGCAGCCGACCAGTAAGCGGGGATCTCGTCAGCGGACGCGGAGATATACCAGACGAGCGGCTGCAAAGTCTCGGCAGCCTCAGCACGACCTTGGATCGAATATTTCGCGGCGTCGGGCTTCGCTTTCTCAGCCAGTGCCAGGGCCAGGTCCTCTTCGGTTTGGATGCTGCCGTTATCCGGCATGGCTTACTCCGGTCCCTCATTCGTGTCCGTAAGAATCCCCCACGCAATCCACACCCAATACAAGGCAACTGGGGCCAGGACGCCGACCAAAGCGATGGTTCCCGCCCAAGGGTGCCCCCACTGAGAAAGCATGCCAAGCCAAAGCAGGAGAGCCCCATAGAGCGGAATCGCACACCCGCCCCAGTTCAGGCTCCGCCAATTCCGCTCCGTTCTGGTAGGCTCAGTTCTCTCCTGCGCAGCTTCCCTCTGCACATCAGCCCACCATGCTGGCCAGCCACTCATCTGCTACTCCTCTGACTGCTTCCAGCCAGTCCCCCCACAAACGTCGCAAGTCTCCTTCTTGCAGTCCAGTGGGACGAAGGAAGCGAACAGCGTCCGGTAACCACTACCATAGCAGCGAGGGCACTGAAGCTTCCGCACCTCATCCGTGGCCATGCAGATGGCCTGCTCTTCTGTGAGGGCATCTGTGTGGATAGTATCATCCATATCGGTGTCCGGACCAACGCTGTAGCCGCCAGTCGGGTCGCTCACGATCACGTGGCAAATACCCTTCTCGCAGTGCAACCGCTTGGGCTCCGGCAGGCGCTTCCACAACTCCCAGGTGTCCGAGTCCATCTGCTACTCCTACACTACCAGCGCCACCTCGACGCCTGCCCGCTGCTCGACTTCGGTAACAAAGTCAACCAGCCGCTGATACTCGGGACCGCCCTTGGAGACCTCAGACGTTACAGTCGCAGAGCCGGTCCGCATGTGGGCCAAGGGGAGTGGCAGTCTTCCCGTCTCGGTCCGGTACAGGAGCCGTAATGTCCTGCCGTTGTCAAGTTCCCACCACATTATCCCCCAGCGGGCTGCTGCTTCCCACATTGCGGAGCGGACCTTCTCCCCTGGCGTGAGTGCATCCCATGCCGTGACTAACTTCACTTCTGCCGCTCCTAACTGCTCCACCGATGTACCCAGGTGCCATAGCAACACGCGTCCTGGGCGTGATCCTCGGCGTGTTTGGCGGGCTCGTCCCCGTACACGCCCGGCGCAATCAGGGGCCGGTAGGCAATCCTCAGCGAGTGAATGGTAGCAGTGCAGCGCGGGTGAATCAGCAGAGCCCGCTGTCCGCTAGCCGTGCGAATGCGCTGCGCCAGAATGCTGGCACCCTCCCGCCGCCGGTAGTCACGAGGCACCGCGACGTCAACGTCGGCCTGCGTGAAGGCCAGTCGAAGCGCCGCCGCATCGGCCGGCACTACTGCCTTCTCCGGCGGGAACTTGCCCAGTTCTGTCAGCCTCTCGACCGCCGTGGCCACACTTGACGCTTGCAGGTACCCGGCCCGGTAGTACTCCTCGAACACTCGCAGCCTGCCGGAGCCGTCTTCCTGCACGAACAGGATGGCCCGGGGCAGCACCACGTTGTCGTCACACCACAACTCGACCGAGTACTGCGGGTCGAACTCCGCCGCTTCGGTGACGTTGCTGTGCTCCGGGCTGCCGGGCTCACTCACGAAGTCGGGAAAGCACAAACCCGCCTGGCCTGGCCGCTTGCAAAGGTACTGGGCTTCCCAGGTGTCCCGGTCCACCGACAAGAACTTGTCCACCAAGTCCAGCCGGGGCCGATGGCCGCTGCTGTGCTGGTGCTTGCCCTGGCACTGATCCCACAGCTCGCAGCCGCCCTTCAGGCAGTCGGGGCAGGGCTGCTTGACGTCCCAGATGCACCATGAGTAGACGGCCAGTTGCCGCTTTGGCGCCTCGTCAAGGAGCATCTGCATGAGCCCGACGGCCTGGTCTCGGGTGCTGATCAGGACCGTCTGGACTCCCTCGCCCGTGCCCATGCCCCAGAACTTCTCCAGGACGGCGGGGTCCCACATCTCCACCTCGTCAGCTACCTTGAGGCGGGGGTGGGCGCCACTCACCTGGTTGATCGTGGCGCTGTGGACCTCCAGGCGGGAGCCGTTCGCCCAGCGAGTCTCGCTCATCAAGCTGCTGGCCACCATGCCAGCGAAGGCCGGCAGGCCGACGTACTCCTGGACGTAGCTGTAGGCTCGTTTGGCCTGTTCTTCGACGCCGCCAGCATGAAACATCCATGTCTTATCCCGGCAGGCGACGAGCCACTCTAGTATGCTCACGAGACGAGTTTTGCCGCCGCCTCGGGCCGCTAGCCCGATGGCCCGCTGCACCTGGCCGAAGTACAAGTCGGCCAGGAAGTCCAGGGGCGCCCGGTGTTCGGGGCAGCCCGGCGACGGGTGGCGGGCGATGGTGAAGCCGAGTAGGCGCTCGATGCCAGCGAACAGGCCGTCACGGTCGCGCTGGGTCCGGCGCCATCGTTCAGCCTGTATCTCGGACCGACTCGGCAATCTTGCCAGTGAGCGTGTCAAGCTGGTCTAGCTCCTCATCGGTCAGGCCCGACAGGTCGAACCTCACTACATGCTGCTGCGGCGTGCCATCGGGGCCGGTGACTTCCTGCCGTTCGACGTATCCCCGGCTCTTGCCCAGCGTCTTGAGCACCAGCGCCACCGCCCACGGCTCCCGATCCAGCACGGCCCCCCGGAGCTTCTGCTCAGCAATGTCCACCAGCTCGCCCCGACTGTCCTCAATGGCCCGCTGGACTTCCTGCACCTGCTTGGCTCGGTTGTAGATGGTCTTGGGCTCGCAACCCAGTTTGCGGGCAGCCAGGTACACCATGCCGTTGACGGACTTGAGCGCCTCGATTATCGCCTCGCTGGTGTACTTCAGGTTTACCATAATTCTGTAGACCGTGTATCAAGCATCGGCCAGCTTGGGCGTGAGCCCCATGTCGGCCATACGCTGAAGGGACACGGCGACGTACTTCGGCTCGATCTCCATGCCGTAGCAGACACGGTCGAGTTGCTCTGCAGCGACATGAGCAGTACCACTTCCGGCGAACGGGTCGACTACCAAGTCTCCGGGTTGGCTACTCACCTCAACAGCTTGCACTATGAGCGGCGTCGGCGTTTCTGCGACGTGGTGCATCCTGCCACGGAACGGGACAGCGAATGTCCAGACATCACCCAGGTCAGCGCCAGCGTTACACACGCCGCCCTCGCGCCCATAGAGAAGCATCTCATGTTGGGGGCGAAAATCCCCCCTACCAAGCCCAAAGCCTTGCTTTGCCCATACGATAAGATGCTTCGGCCTTAGTACCGGCACTGCGATTACAGCGTCGTACCAGGGCAGCTTCACATACCAACTGCCAATCCGAGCGGTCCAACCCGCCAAGCTGCTCAAAATGGCTGCCCATCTTCCAGTTGACACGCAATCGCCCTTGGCCCCACGGCTCTCGTAGTCGCGCGAGTACGGAGGGTCGGCCCAGAGCATTACCGCCCGCTCCCCGTCCATCAGCCGGGCCACGTCCTCTGCCTTCGTGCTATCGCCACAAAGCAGGCGGTGCTTCCCGACAAGCCACAACTGCCCCCGCTCTGTCTGCCACTTCTCCCGCAACTCCTCGGCTCGGTCAATCTGCGAGCCGGGGTCAGGCTTTGGCTCCTCGCCGTAATCGAGCCCACTCTGCTTGGCAAGGTCCGCCAGCATCTTCTGCACCGCCGCCTCGCCAGTGCTCACGTCTCTGAGCAGGGCGTCCAGTGCCGACTTATCGGCCTGGGCCATTGCGGCGAGAGGATCCAGCGTTGCGAGGATGGTCGCCGCTTCGGCCTCGGTCACGTCCAGGACCAGGACCGGCACCAGCGTATCCGGCGTCAAACTGGCCCGGAGGTGGCCATCGATGAGCATCAGGCCCTCGGGCGTCTCCCGGGCCAGGAGGGCATCGGCGTAGCCTATCTCACGAAGCACGCCAAGTAAGGCGTCACTTTGCGCCTTGGGGTGTCGTCTCCAGTTGCGAGGCTCGGGCAGAAGGTCGCCGGCCCGTACCCGCCGCAGATCCTTGATTCGGTCCCTGATCGCCGGTGCCTTAGCCATCTATCCTCGCGTGTCCGTGCAACAGAAAAGGCGCCTCGCCTTGTAAGCGGGCGCCTTTCGGGCACACCAGTGGATTGCCCCTAGCATACCACAGCTAGGCTGGCCTGTCAAGGCTGGTAGTCGAACACGAACGCCACCAGGAGCACAAACGCCTGGTCGAGGTACCTGTCCACCAGCGCCCTCGGCACCCTCAACCGCCACGCCGTCTGGCCCCGGTCCAGGCCGCACAGGTAGGTGCACTCGACGGCCTCCCGGAGCGGCGACGGGAGTCTGCTCACGGCGTTCACCACCTCCAGGCGGCTCACCAACTGATCCGTCAGTACAAACCCGCCCGCGGCGTCATGTTCGTCGGTGCAGATGCGAACGGGGTCGTTGCTGGCGACGGCAGCCAAGACGGCCTTGATGGCTGCGACCGGATCGGTCGGGGGCAGGCCATGCTGTTCGTGCCATTCCTGTTCGGGGAGGCCGCCGATGGGGCCGGGCCGATCCCGCCAGATCTCATCGGGCATTCACAATCTCCTTCCCCGCCAGCACCCGGCCCAGCTCGCCCCGCGGTGTCTGGCGCATGATCTTGTCAATCTCAGAGAAGCCTTCCCAGTCAAGCCTCCGGATTGGCGCCAGATGGTACGCCGCCTCGATGGCCCGCTGTTCGTCGGCGGTCAAGCATTCCCAGAGCAGCCAACAAGTTGTCATGTCCCATCCTCCCGTCTCGCGTCAGACTTCACACAACGCCCCTCCTGCCTATGACCCTCACACCACCCCGGCAGCGCCTCGCCACAGAACCACTTCAAGCCGACTCCCATATCGCGATCGGCGTAGAGGTGCTGGCCGCACCCCCACTCGACCCACTCCGCCAAGGTGCAACAGCGCACACCCGACTCGTGGTAGATGTCCCTCACTCGGCGCTCCCGGTCACGCCGCTGCTGCTGGATAGCCTCGGCGTTGACCGGAGGCAGCGGCGGTGGCGTGCTGGCCGACCAACGGCACTGGCGGCCTAGCAGCGACGCCCGAATCTTCGCCTTGGTCTCCTCGGATAGACGCTTGCCCTTGAGGCCAGCGCTGATGCGGGCCCGGGCTTCGGGTGTTTGCGTCCCGCCTTTAGGCATCGGCATCCTACAGCCCACACACACACGGTTTGTACTCGACCAAATCAGCCATCACCTCATCGTCCAGCATCGGCAGTTGCGCCCGAAAGCCCCGCTCCAGGTCGCGCAGGGTTCGCTTGCCATCGGGGTCGAAGGTGCAGTTCTTGTCCCGCTTCTCTGCGACCGCTTCCTCCAGCCTTGCCGCCCGTTCGAACAGGTCCGGGTGCTGCTGCCACAACTCCCGCCACTGTGACCGCCGCTGGAACGGACATAGCCAGCATCCTGACTTTCTCGGCACGTCCAGCCCCTCGGCCTGGATGATGCGGATGCAGCCCTTGCGGTCAATGCCCTCGTCTACCAGCGGGCACCAATGGCCCTTCTGACGATGGCCCTCGTCGGCAGCAATCCCGATGGCTACCCGGTCAGCGCCGATGTGCAGGCGGTAGCGCTCCAGCGGCTCCGACTTCCACCCCACCGTACACCACCGCATAGCCGCCAGCGGTATCATGCTCCTGGCTTCACAGTAGTCAATGAGCGACCACCCCTGGCCTTTGCGTTGCCAAGGCAAGCCCCGCAACACCGTCACCGATAGGCCGCGAGGCTTGAGCCACTGCTGCTCGAAGTAGTCGAGATGGCAGTAGGTCTCAGGCCATTCGGCGCCGGTGTCCGAGAAGACGATCTCGCCCCGCCATCCTCGGTTGACCATCAGGATAGCTAGCGCGGTCGAGTTGACACCGGCACCGTAGGACAGCATCTCGATCACCGCACCACCTCGGCACCGATGGCCACCAGCGCCTCATCGAGCGAGTGGACGATATGCACCGGTCCCGGCCACCTGTCATGCCAGCAGCGTTCAAGCGGCGTGAGGCGCCCGCCGGGCGACTTGAGCTCAAGCAAAAACAGACTGCCCCGAAAGATCACCAACAAGTCCGGGCACCCATGCCCGACCATATGCAAATGCTGGATGTCTGCCCCTGCTCTCCGGAGTCCGGTAACAACGTCAACCTGGATGCGATCAATCCGGCGTACGGTCACGTTGCGCCTCCTTCTGCCAGCGACTCTACCTCGCCCATGTAAGTGCCGCCCATCTCGTCCAAGATGTTAGCCAGCAGCAGCCGGTGACAGAAGGCGCCCGGCTTGCAGTAGCAGCACAAGACCACCTCGGGCATGGCCAGCACTTCGGCCCAACGTTCAGGGCGCCGCGTCCGGCTCTCAGCCATGCGTTCGAGATAGAAGAACGAGTATATGCCTTCGTTGATCAAGCCGGACTTGTAGCCTCGGACCCTTGCCCAGGTCGGCGCAAACGCCTTGTCGCCTGACTTGACCGTCACGTCCAGCACTACCGCTTTAGGCAGCGCCTTGGTCAGCTTGCCGAGCTGTGCGGTCCAGATTCGCACCGTCATGGCCTCTCCTCCAGTACCGCCGCCAGGGCGAGACCGGCGGCTTCGGCGAGGGAGCCATTCAAGTATTCCCTGCTCGCCATCCGCTCAGGTACAACCACCCACTGGCAATAGTTAGCCAAGGCTCCGGCATCTATGCCCCCCAACTGGTGCAGCGCCTCCAGGCACTGGCCCGCCGTGGGCAGCCAGACCAACTCCGCACCCACTCCTATATGTCGCCCTTGAGTCCACCACGAGGCTGTATGTTGAGCATCATACCAGTAGAGTATACCTCCCTTGGTTGTTTGTATCAGCATGAGCCAGTCAGGCTTTTCTGGATGAACAGCCCAGTCTCCTGTCCGCCACTCAGTATGCATCAGGCCCGCTTCCGCCAGTCGCTTCCCCAACTCGACTGACACGTGCTCACTCACGGCTTCCCCTCTTCCGGTGCATCGGGCAGCGGGCACCACTCCGGTATCTGCTCCACCAAGGCGATGCAGGTATAATGGTCCCGGCCAAACTGACGTTCCTGGTACTCGCAGCCGAAACACTTGCCCATATCGCCTGGCTCCGGCCAGACCGGCGCCTCACTCATGCTTCCCCTCCTGTCCCTTGCACCAGGGGCACCACGGCGGGCGCCAGTCCTCTATGGCGCCATCCCACGTGCATCCAGGTAAATCAGACAGGGTAACCACTCGGCACGAGCAGTCATCACACTCGTCTGCCCAGCCTGGGCGCCAATCCTGCTCAGTCACGGCTGTCCCTCCCTCCCTGTGCGCCAGGCAGCGAGAGCGGCATCGTGCCGGTTCACTGCTGTCGCCCACGTAGTGCTGAACTCCTCGTCAAACCGCTGGCCCTGGGCTGTCAGCGCCCGCAGTCTTTGCTCTTCCCAGTCTGCATCTGCCACTTCCCGCAGCAGCCGCAGTTCCTCAACGGCGGCCTGCTCATCGGTGTCAGAGAGACAACCCCTGGCCCGTTCAATGGCTACCAAGTCATACGCCCGCTTCAACTCCGTAAAGAGCGCCTTGCTCTGCTGCAGCAGCCGCTTATTCTCCTGCCGCAGCTTCTCCGCCCGGAACCGAGCCTCTGTCCGCGCCAACTGCGTTGCGAGTAGTGCTCGGAACTCAGGATCAGCCAAACCATCCCAAATGTGGGCAATAGCGTCAACGTCGGCACCTTCCGTGCTTTCCTTCAGCACCAGGTCCGGGCGCTTGCGCCGCCCAACGATACGAGCCCGGATGAGTTTGCGCTCCGTTTGGGGCAGCGGCAGGTCCCCAGGCTCATCGTCCTGTTCTCTCTGCCTGGCCTCTATCCTATCCGGGCAGAATTCGCAGAGCGGGTTTCCCCACCCGCTGCCAGTGTCTCCCGGGTTGCCGCAGGTTGGGCACGTAGTTACTGTTGGCTGCTCACTCATGCTTCCCCTCCACAAAGGCCAGTAGCCTGTATACCAGGTCCCTCCACCAGATTGGCATCACCGCCCAACTGGCTGGTTCGTAATCCTCGATCGCCTCCTGCCAGAGCAGATCGGCTTGCTGGACTATCCAGACTTCCCGCTCCAGCAGCCGCAGCCGCCGCACCTCCGGCACCACTCGCCAAGCAAAGCTCGCCAGCCGCCGCTCGGTAGCAGTCGCATTGCATGTGCACGCGTCCGCTAGTGCTTGCTCCAGTTCCGCATCCGTCAGTTGCTCGCTCATGGCTACTTCCAGCCCCCCTCGTCCTGCCAGAGAGCGTCGTCCCTTGCATCGCCTTGGTGCAGCGCCAACTCCTTCTGTAGTCGCTCATTCTCCAGACGCAGCCGCCCTACTTCTCGCAGCAGCGCCTCCACATGCCATCCACCGTTTTCGGCCCCGTGGCCCGACGCCCACCGCAGCGCCGCTTTTAGTGCTTCGTCAGTTATCGGCTTACTCATCCTCCTTCTTCACCTCCGCCATCCCCATCGCGACCGCCTCTGACCGCATCCGCCGGTACTGCGCTGGCGTGCAGTGCAGCAGCCTGCACGCCCAATACTCGCTCATCCTGTAGGCCTCGGTCGCCAGCAGAATCGTCAGCGTTCGCACGTCCAGAACCGGTTGCTCTGTCATGCCCCCTCCCTCTCTGGCCGGTACTGTTCGCATGCCCATACCGGCAGCCCCAGAGACTGGCAAGTGCGGCGCCAAGCACACCCCGCGCACTGGGTGGCGTAGCGCTCGACCTTGAGCCCGGCCTTCTCCAGCCTCTCCACTGCCACCAGGCCGATCTCCTCAATGGCCTTATCCCTCGCTGTCTCCACGGTCACCTCCCCATCCCCCGCAGCAGCCACTCGCCCGCCAGCCACACGTCCCATATCAGCACGACGCAGCCTATGGCCAGTAGCACCACCATCAGCCAGTCCGCCAAGTCTGGTCTCCGTGCCATCACTCCTTCCCCTTCACGCACTCCGCCAGCCCCTCCGGCGAAGCGGCGTACCCCGCATCGGCCGCCACCCACATGGCGGCGACGAAGACGCCAACCACGCCACACACGACGCCTGCCACGAACGCCAATACTACTGGCCAGTCCATTACCCTACCCTCCCAACTTCTCGGACTTGTGACCGAGTGCCTGCCGAGTTCCTGATTCACCGGGAACCGCCAGGCTTGCACCTGGACCTATACTCCCTCCACAGGCAGCCACCGCCCGTTTAGCGGCGAGGTTCTGGAGGTTGATCGATGCGTTAGCGTCGCGGTCCAGAACCATCCCGCACGCCTCGCAGACAAAGGTTCGCTCAGAGAGTCGCAGTAAAGGCTTGACGTTCCCACAGGCCGAGCACGTCTTGCTGCTCGGGTAGAATCGTCCAGCCACCACCAGATCCACGCCATACCAGGCCGCCTTGTACTCCAACTGCCGCCGAAGCTCGCCCCAGGAGGCGTCCGCAATCGCCTTGCTCAGTTTCCGATTCTGCATCATGCCCTTGACGTTCAGATCCTCGATTACCACCGTCTGCGGCTTGGCTTTCGCCGTCAGGTAGTGGCTTACTTGGTGGATGGTATGCTTGCGAATGTTGGCGACCTTGAAGTGCAGCTTGGCCACCTTGCGTCGCGTCTTGGCTCGGTTCTTACTTCCCTTCTGGCGTCGGCACATCTCCCGCTGAAGTTGCGCTAGCCGGGCCTCATTGCGCTTCAGCGTCTTCGGATTCTCGAACACGGTCCCATCCGAACACACCGCCAGCACTTTCAGCCCCACATCCACGCCGATGGATGGACCGGTGGCGGGCTTTGGCTGTGCGGTCTCCTGCTCTACCTGGAGGCTGATAAACCAACGCCCCACCCGCTCAGAGACATTGGCTGATAGAACCCTCACGTCTGCCTGCGGAAGGTAGCCTGCCTCCTTGATCTTCACCCAACCGATTACCGGCAGATTGATACGCTGCCGCTCGACGGTGAGGTTGCCCCGTAGAGTGAACCCGCCTAGCCCTCGTTTGCGCGACTTGAATCGGGGGAACCCCTTCTTGACCTCGCCCCTCTTGACCCGGCGGAAGAAGTTCTTGTAGGCTATGTCCAGATTGGCGAGGCCTTGCTCCTGGACCTTGTACGCCACCTCGGAGAGCCAGGGGAATTGCTCCTTCTTCAGGGCGTTGAACCGCTTCTTCTGTTCGTAGTGGTTGGTCGGTTGGCCCGCCTTGAACCGCTCGATCCTGTCGGCCAGTGCCCAGTTGAAACAGAATCTCGCGGCCCCAGCATGGCGAACGAACACTGTCTGCTGCGCATTGTTGGGATCCAGTTCCGTGCGATACGCCCTGAGCACGGCCTCTACCCCCTCGCCTCTCGCCACGCCTTGTACTCGGCCGCGATTAGCTCGGAGTTGGCGCCCAGCTTCGGTAACGCGTCCATGACTCGGCCCGGCAGATACAGTGGGTATCCGTTCTCCAAAAGCGTTAGGTCCTGGTAGGAGACGCCCATCTTCTGTGCGGCCTCCACTCTCGTCATCCCCAGACTCTTCCGAAGAGTCACAATCGGGTTCATGCCCACCCTCCCTTATGTATCTTCTACTAGTCACTATTATACCGCACATCTTCACTCGATGTCAAGTGCTGACGTTAGCACCACTACTCGCCCGCTAGGCTCGCTTACCCCACCCTCCTCACCGCTTTTCTGGTCCCATCACTGTACCCCGCCCCGTACCCGCTGTCCCACGACGCCCGGCGTTCGTCCCGGTACGTCCGGTCCAGCTCAGCCCGGTGCCCGATGCCGCAGAGCGCCGCCACCAGGACGCCGAGGCAGGCGCCGACTACACCACCCACCAGTAGCCCCGCTAGGAACGTCACGATGTCACCTCCCGCACGGCGCCCTCGAACGCCAGTAGGTCGGACTTGATCGTCACCCTCACCGACTGGCCCACGAACAGAGCCAAACGCCCCAGCGTGTCGGTCGCGTCCACCTCCAGTTGCACCACTGCCACCGGCGCATCCCGCCCGCCCGTCTCGGCGTCGGCCTTGCCCTGCTTGATGGTGATGCTCTTCAGGTTGCCCGCTAGCTTGCACTCCACGTTGTCGCTCCTTTCACCCGATTACCGCGCCTGCCTGGCCTCGTCTCTGCTCGCCAAGACTCATCCCGCCACACCAAGTCTGCCCCACCACGTCAAGCCAACCCGCGCACCGACACAACCAACCTCGACTGCCTTGACCCACCGGGCCTGGCCACGCCGAGCCGTGACCCGCCTTACCCCGACTGCCGCGCCACAGCACACCCGAACTAGCCCGACCGGACATCGCCGCGCCTCACCGTGACTGCCAAGTCCCACCGGGCCTCACCCCGCACCACCTCACCAGTCCAAACCACGCCTCGACTGCCGCACACCGCCATACCATGCGTTGACTCGACATACCAGACCATGTCTGCCCGGCCATGCCGTAACTCGACCGGCCCCGACGTGCCAGACCTGACCTTGACTGCCTTGCCGCTCCGCAGCAAGCCCAGACTCGCCGCGCCTTGGCCCGCACCGCCTCCCCGTGTCTGCCTCACCACGTCCGTACACTCCAGCCCAAACCTCACCACGACTGCCTTGCCCCTCCGTGCCCGTCCAGCCCTCGATACGCCGTAGCCCACCTTGACGCCCACACCTTGACTGCCTCGCCAAGCCCAAGCCGAGCAAAACCTACCAGACCATGACAGGCCGGGCCTGGCCATGTCGCGCCTCGACTGCCTCACCGAACCAGGCCGCACCCGGACATGCCTAGCCTCCTCCTGACACACCTTGACTGCCAATCCACGCCGCACCCCGCCTTGTACCACCGTGGTCTGCCCCACCAACCCACACCTCCCCGCACCACGTCCGCTATGCCTTAGTCGCCAGTCGCCACTTCGAAGCACCCAAACGAGCCAGTCACACTGTTGGGCGCACTTGGTCGCCACTCGCCTACACCGCCCTCACCTGCTGCACTCACCAGGTTGAGCAGGATCTCGTCCGTGACCACGTTGGCGATGTGTCGAATCCGCAACTTCGCCCGCCACTCCGGGAAGCCGGCCCGGTGCCGAATGTCCGCCACTCCCGACTCCAGCCGCACCATGTCCTCACGCATCCGAGGCTCTCCGACGATACGCACCAGCTCGCCGTCATCCTCACCGAGCACCCGAACGCAAACTTTCACCTGCGTCATGGTGAGCCCGTCGAAGAGCCGACAGGCGCCCACGATGGCCGCCTTGAACCCCGACGCCGGGAACCCGCAACCGCCATCCGGCAGCCTGTACTTGCTGGCCTCGTAGTCGGCTTCCGGGTCCTTCTTCTCCTTCTTGGGCTGCGCCTTGCCCATCTGCTTGTCAAGCATCTGGCGCTTTGCCTTCTCACTCCACTGGTGGACGATAAGCTCTGACTTCCCCACGACCTCGATCTCTGTCACCCGCACGTCCAAAGGCTTGATTGCGATTGGTCCCGCCGCTGCTTTCCGTGTTGGCACTTTGTCTCTCTCCTCCGTTTATTCTCTCGCCCTCCCCAGGGCGTTGAACTGCTACCCCACCTTGACTAGTCCCTGAATCCAGCCACGAACGTCACCGCTAGACTGCCAGTAAGCGGTGATGTCCTTCCCCTTCGGCACTCGAACCCGCTGCATCCTGGCCGACAACGCCATCACCTGAGCGGCGCCGTCCTCTCCCGCCTTGTCCAGATCGTATGCCACCAGCACCGCCCGAGAACGCAATAAGTGCAGGCCCCACTCCCGCTGCCATACCCGAGCGCCGCCGGTAGTGGTGGCCGCCCCCACGATATCACCGGCTTCCTGCCAGGCCAGCATGGCGTCAAACTCGCCCTCGGCCAGCAGGGTGACCGGCTTGTCCAGCGTGTCAACGCCATAGAGCGCCACCTTGCCACCATCGAGGCCGACATACTTCGGCTCCCAGCCTTCCGGCTGGCGGATCTTCACCCCCCACAACTGGCCGCCGACTCTCGCCGGTAGCGTAACACCCCGTAAGACTGTAGCGTGTTCACCTTTTGCCGTCAGGATTCCCAGCACAGCGTACCGGCCCGGGTTGTAGCCGACTTCCCAGCGCCGCAGTGTGTCTCCTCGCAGGCCCCGGCGGAACAGGTAGTCGCGGGCATGTTCACCACCATCACTCCAGAGGTAGTCCTGTGCCCGCTTGACGACATCCTCGGCACACTGGCTCCAGCTTGGCAGCGGCTGCGAGTGCTTTGCCGGCACTGTCCGTGCCGGGAAGCCGGTTGTGTGATCGTCGCCGGAGTCTGCCCCGAGCTGCTGGCAGGCCTCCACGAAGGATAGGCCCTGGCGCAAGCGAAGCCAGGCTATGGCGTCGCCCGATCGTTGGCAGCCAAAACAGAACCAGGTGCCGGTGTCAGGTGTCACCCGGAGGCTGCCGCCATCGTGGTCGCCGTCGTTGTGGAAGGGACAGACGTAGGACAGCCAGCGTCCGTTGTGACGCCGTGCCGGTCCCAAGTCGGCCTCCACTACTGCCAGCAAGTCCACCCGGCTTTTCAGGTCTGCGATGTCGATTGGCATGGCTCTTACACTTCCACGTCGGAGGGCTTCACGGCCCACTTGGCAGGGTATGTGTCAGTGCGGATAACTTGATCATGCCCGAAGTGCCGTAGAAGTGTTGCCCCCGAGCTATTGCGTTTGATTCCCAGCGCATCGGCTACTTCCGTGGCCGTAATCCAGGGATGCCTTCGAAGAAGTTCCAACACTCTTGTGCTTATGCTGTGCGGCTGTCCATTGTGCGGGTGCTCTTCCCCTAACCAATCATCAGGACGGGGAAGACTCTCCCACCGAGATCCATCCTTGGGCCACCGCTGAATGAAGGCTATGTGTCCCCGCGTCTGAAATACTTCAACCGCCTCTGCCGACAGATACTTGGCCATCTCTACCAGTCGCTCGCGGTCGAACCCGCCCAGAGGATTCTGTATTCTGACACTCAGTAATGCCCACCTGCCAGGCATTGCACACACGATATCAACCGCTCCTGTCCCCCTGCTCCCCACGGTCCGCCAACACGTCCAGCCGAGTAGTGCCAAACGTTCAGCAATAGCTACCTCAAAGGCCATTCCTCGGGCGACGGTGCTTTGTGGCTCATTCATCGACTGCCCCCTCTGTAAGATGTAATCTACCCACATTATACACCACCAACCCTTCTGTGTCAATCGTGTTTTCTGGATCTAGGCGCCACGGAGAGTCCTACGGGTTATGCCCTTTAAAGGGGCATAACCCCGTAACACTCTCTCCCGCAGTCTTACGTCTCACGCGTAGCACTCTGTAAGACTCGTAAGACTCTCTCATGGTGTCTCATAGACGATCGACTTCAGCGGCCCCGGCTTCGCCAGAACCGTCCCCAGTTTGACTAAGTGCTTGATTCGGGATCGAATGCGGTTGATACCGACGTCTGGTAGCGCCCCTTGAATGGCGGTTACCAGCTTGGCTTGATTCTGTCCCTGCCGAGCGGTTAGTGCGTCGAGAATGGCGTTGTCGATGGCTCGGTTGCTACTCGTGTCGTCAATCCCTAGCCCCCAGAAGGCCGCCGTCGCAAACTCCTTGGTGCCGGGCTTGTGCTGGTACTGAAGCCGTGCCCCGAACGGGAACACGTCGATGTCTCGTGTCTTAGTGCTGCGAACCGTGATGTCGTCGGAATGTTCCTCTCGTTCGATGAGGAGTGCCAGGTCGAGCGCCGCCTCGATACTGCTATGGCCCCGGATGGTTTCTCCCGCCCGACTGAGGTTGGCGCCAGATTTACGCTGGTGGTGTAGCACCTGTAAAGCTGTACCGGTCTGCTCTGAGATATAGCGGAGGTGGCTCATCACCCCGATCATGCCGCTGCTGTTCTCCTCCACCCCGCCGGTCACGGTGCCGAGGTTGTCAATCACGCACATGCGGGCCCCGATCCGGGCGATGCGGTTGCAGAGGTCGTCGGTGGCTTGCTGGCTGCTGGCGTCGAGCCAAGGGTTCGGCATGGTGGCATAGGTGAGCGGAGTAGTGTCGGGGAGGTTCCGGGCCCGGCCCAGGGCTTCGAAGCGCTCATCGGTGCGGCGCTTCCCGTTGTCGAAGTCACACCACAGCACTGGTGCCTGCGTTGTTTGGCGGCGGGTCTTGTCCCGCGGGTCCAGTTCAGGAAGCCAGGGAACACCGGCAGAGACGCATACCATCATGTCGGCGATCAGCAGGCTCTTGAGCGAACCTGGCGCACCATACGTCATGCAGACAGACGGCACCGTAACCAGCCCCTCCACCAGGTACAAGAGTGGTGGCCGAGGCTTGTAGGCGTCTCGCAGCGTGTAGAGCACCCAGGGGTCTGGCGGCGGATTGCCGCCGGGCTTGAGCTTGAGGACGTCGGCGGCGATGTCCAGGCGAGCCTGGTCAGTGCCGGCCCAGGCCATGAAGAGCTGCACGCAATCCACCGTGGGCTGGGCGTCGAGTGTGGCCCAGAGCGTGCGGAGTGGCTCGGCGAACTTAGCGGGTGTGAACCCGTTTGTAGAGACGCCTGCTAGGCGGTCGGCGACGGCCTGGAGGAGCACCACGTCGATGGGCATTGACAGGGCGGCCTCCTCTACGACGCCATATGGGCACGAAGGTGTTTTGCTCGCAAGCGGCGTTCCCAATTCCCGAACCCTCGCCAGTCCTGCACCGTCTCACAATAAATCAGGCTAACGACGGGCGGCTCGGGGCGCCAATCGCCGCCCTTGTATTCCAGCACGGTGAATGGCCCTGTGTTCGGGTTGTCCCCTTGCACGATGTAGACAGGAGCAATAGACAAGAGGCTGTTGTATGCGATGGCTTCCGCAAATGTTACTTGGTCCCCGCAGCGTTTGTAATCCAGGAAGGCTACAATCCCCGCCTTCGGGTATTTAGTCACCAGCACAAAGTCGAGGTCCCCCGCGTAGAAGGTGGCCGATAGATCTTTGTGCCGGCGCTTGAACTCATCTCTACTAGGGGAACCCTTGAGACCCTGTTTGCCTAATTCCACCCGTTTTCCCCCTTGGCTCGGTTCACATACTCGGCGCACACATCTACACCGATTGCCTCGTAGCCCATAGCCAGGGCAACCTTGCAGGTTGTCATGCTGCCACCGAAGGGGTCTAGCACTACAATTCCCGGTCGGCCTATAGCTTGCAGGCAGCGTTTGGGCAGCTCGTCGGAGAAGGGCGCCGGGTGCCAAGTGTTCGGAACCGGCCCGAAAAGGCGCCACACGGAAGGTTGCGCTATTCCCCCTTCTGGGATAACGGGCCTACCTTTGGTCATCCAATAGATGCGCTCATCCTCGGGCCAGAACAGCGCCGGCGAATGGTTATGCGTGCTGCCCCGGTCCCAGACGATCTCCTGACGCAGAATCCACGGGTTGTCAGGGTGACGAATCCAGTCCATCGGGTGAATAACTCGACCGTCCCGCTGCCGGCACTTGTGGTTGTAGAAGAAGCTGGCGCCTGGCTTGGCCACCCGGTACAGCTCACGGAACACCTGCACCTGCCAGGTCTGGTACTCTGCTTCGGGCTTGGCGTCCTCATACCCGATACCCTGCTCGCGTGGGGTGCGCCCCTCACCGCCCATCGGCCAATCGCCGTCCCCCAGGTTGTAGGGCGGCGAAGTGATGATCACGTCCACAGACTCATCAGCGATTGGTAGCGCCTCTGCTCTGGCTTGGTGGAGAGTAGGGGAAGGCTTGACGATTGCCGGCGGCTTCACTCGCTCCTCTTCCCGCTCCCGCCGACGCTCTTCTTTCGCCAGATCCTTGACGATCTGCCCCACCCGCCGTCGCGTTATGTGATAGTCGGCTGCGACCGCTTCGTGACTCTCACCCGCCAGCACCCGCTCATAGATGCGCTCCTTCTCATGTGCGGGAACCGTGGTGCGTAGATCGGGGGGCAGAGAAGTTTTCGAAGCGGGAGGTTCGGAATGGGAAGCATTATCGATTTTGATATTGCTTCCGCCCTGTATCCTCGCTTGCTCTTCCCACTCGTGTACGGTTGATTGTGTAACCCCAACCGTTGCCGCCGTCTGCTCTTGAGTCATGCCCTGGTCGCGCAGTTTCAGCGCTGTCTGCTTCCGAAGCTCGGCACTCTTCCGCAAGCGCTCTTGTACTTCCCCCAACTGCGCGGGCGACAACTGCCGGCGGGCGATGTTCAGTGCCAGCGCCAGTGCTAGGGCTTCTTCTTCGGGCAAGTCCCGAATCTCGATCGGCGCCTTGCCATTGGACAACTCCCAACGGTGATGGCCATCGATGATACGCCCATCTGTCAGCGTGAGGATTGGATGTTGCACACCTGACCGCGCGATACTAGCCGCCAGCGATTGGCGCTCGCTCTGCGAAAGTGGCGGCAATATCTGTTGGGCTTCGGGCCAGGGCCTGGGTGCCACGGGCGTCTCTGTCATCCCTTCGCCCTCCGGCGCAAGTCGGGCAGGGCGGCCTTAGCATCCTGCAAGCTGGCCAGACTGGCCTTGCGCGTCTGCTCTCCCTCCCGCCATCGTTCCTCGGTATACTGCCCATAGGTGTAGTCGAAGTTGCGGATCTTGTCCTCAGAGAATCCGATACACTCCTTGATGGTCGCGATCTGATTGCGGGTCAGGTACACTGTCAGCGTGTCAGTATCGTCCGTCACCCCTTCGCCCCCTGCCGCCGCTCGATCTCGCGTTCCACGGACATCGGGTCGATGAGCCTCCCATTGGCGGTCATCACTGCATGCAGCCGCCCCTGCCGGATGAGCTTGTGGATCATCTGAGTGGTTAGGCCCAGCCGCTTGGCTACCTGGGCTGGCCCCGGCCACTCCGTCGCTATGGTCATCGTCTACCCCCTCCTGTGGGTTGCCAGTAGTATACCACGTTATGCCCACCCTGTCAACGTGCCGCCGCCAGTAGCCCCTGGGTTGCAGCAGCCAGGTCCATAGCCCGGTCGGCCACCACATGGCGGCCCCCGCTGGCGGCTGCCAAACGCCGCAGGAAGTCGGCGCCGCCACGTTCTGACTCCGGGCCGACATAGACAGTGTCCAGCCGGGACTTGAAGGTGCCGGCAACCCGGAGCGCCTCGCCTGGTGCATCGGGTTCCCCATCGGAAACGATGATGAACCGGACAGTCCCGTCAGCGGGCTGGGCGAATCGGAGTGCTGCTGCCAAGTCGGTGTTGCCGGCCATGAGTGGTGGCACCCCGCCGGGGCAGAACTCCACATTGCCCGAGAACGCGATCACCCCCACCTTGCCGGGCATCTCGGCTTGCAACTTGCGCAACTCGGAACAGGCGACGTCGTACCGGCGCTGCCCGCCCCGGCTGTCGGGAGTCGCCATAGATCCGCTAACGTCAACCAGTACCAGAACGTCGGCGCCCAAGAACGCTTCTGCCAGCGAAGTGCCGGCGCCTTGCGCCATGGCGCCAAGTGAACCCGGAACGATTGCGGTTGTCATCCTCTCCCCCCCTGCACCCAGGCTGAGACAAACGTGGTTGCGCCCAGTGGCCAGGATGTCACCAACACCCGGCCCCAGTCATCGGTCACGTCCTCCCAAGCAACCACCTGCGAAACGACGAATCGTCCTACCGCCTCCTGGCCCACCGCCAAGATGTAGCCGCACCGGAGCGGTGAGCGCCAGCCCTGTTGCGACGGTGCCACGTGCCCGCCCGATGGCCGCTTGAGCGACGCCTCCAGGAGCCTGCCGGCGTCGTACTTGCGCCGCATGGCTTCGTTACCGAGCACCTCGTATGCGTGCTGCACCGCTTTGAACTGCTGCGCTGCGTCTGGTTCCTGGTTCACGTCAGGGTGCGTTTGTCGTGCCAGCCGCCGGTAGGCGCTTCGCACCTCGTCACTGGTGGCGGCAGCCTTCACCGCCAACGTCGCGTACAGGTTGGGCGCTTCGTCCGGCCTGGCTGGCCCCGCCTCGAACCACTCCCGGAGGATGCGCTCGGGAATCACCACGCTCCAGCCACCATCGGCCCAACCGCTTGCGGTAGACTCGCCGTTGCCTCGGTCCTTGCAGGCGCCCAGGTACTCGACCTTCAGCAGCCGGGTTTCGGTGGTGGCCGCTTGTGCCGCCTGTGGCACTGCCAGGACGATCCCCAGGTAGGCTTCCGTGAGCCGGGCCACCTGGGGCCCGTACTGCGGAGCGATGAGCCAGACCTTCTTGGTAGGGTCCCAGCGCCGGTGCTCGGGTGGCACCGCCTGCTTGATGGCCACCACAAGGCCGGGGTCGTACGAGGACGCCCACTCCAGGCCGCCAGATGTCGTTGTCAGCGTTGCATATCGGTTGTACGTTCTCATGTCGTTTTACTCCTTGCCTCTACACAAGGTCCAGTATGAGCACCACCTCGGCGCGCAACTCCAGGTGCCGGGATTAGGCGGGAAGGACCCGCTGTCGATAGCCAGCCAGACATCCCGGATCATCCGGAGCACCCACAGCACAGCACCAATCGTGTGGCTCGTCTCGATTACCTGTACCTGTGGCACCCGGCCCTTCACCCAGACGACGTGCCGGAAGCGAAAGGATGTGTTCAAGTGGTGCCCGGCCTGGTTCAGCGCGGCGAGATAAATCAGCGGCTGGGTCTCTGCCGCCGCCTTTTCGGGCGTCCAGGGCTTCGAGCTGGTCTTGAAGTCGGTCGGGACGTGATCAGCGGTGATCAGGTCGATGAACCCCAGGACGGGGATTGGCACTCCCGGCACTCGCAACTCCACCCGCCTCTCAATAGCGAGCACTCCATCCTCCACCAGGGGCACCAGGCCGTCCAGCGTAGTGGCCGTGTCCGGATGCGCCAGCAGCCGGTAGCCGTCGTTGGCGAACTGCTCTGGCATATCGGCGCCCCACTCGACTGGCTGTGCGGTGGCCTTGGCCCACTGCTCCTGCCACACCTCGGCCAGCGGCACCGGCTGGCCTGTACGCCGCCGCCGGAGTATGTCCTCTACCGCTCCATGCAAGGCGCTCCCCAGCACAAGTGCCGGAGAGGAGGGGGCCCGGACCCCCTCCCGATAACGAAACGACCACGCCCGGGGACACTGGAGATATGTCTGGATGCTGGAGTGCGACAGATGCTCAAGTGCCGGCATCGTCGCTCTCGTGTGCTACTGCGAAGCGGGACGCCTTGGCGGCGAGCATCCGACACAGGAGCCGGTCATAAGTGCCGCCAGGCAGGTTCCGCCGCAATATCCGCTCGATACTTTGCGCCTGCTCGTCTAGCAAGGCGTCCCAGCGTTCTAGTGGCCACCGGGTCCCGTCCGGTAGGTCACCAGTGATCTCGATGATTGCGCCACGAGGCGGCCGACCGGCTATAGCACTCGCCTTGCAGACAATGGTCACCTCAAGCTCAGTTGGTGGCATTGCGGGCCACCAGTGTGGCCGCCACCGCAGCCACCTCTTCAGACGTGCCGGGAATCTTCCCGCCAGCAGCGGCCAGCACTTGGTCAGCGCCATACCTCTCGACGAGCTGGTCGAGGGTGGGACCGGTGTACTTGGGTGGCTCCGGCGGCTCCGGTACCGTCCACTCGCCCTCCACCACGTTGCCAGCCACATCGATGGCGGCGCCGAACTCGTCGGCGCGCTTCAGCCCGCCCAGGATGTCCGGGAACACAACATCTGCGACGAATCCGATACAGCGCCAGCGCAGCATGTTCGGACCGTATGCCTCCCACGCGCTGCCCGGCTTGACCAACCCCGCCCGCTTGGCGTCCTCCAGTGTGTAGGTGAGGGTGTACTCGAACCCGCCCTTGCGCTTCATGGTGACCGTGCAGGAATCCGGCTTGTCCTCGATCTTCATTCCGGCCAGCTCGCCGGAGCGGTGGATGAGTGCCAGCGCCCCTTTCGGCGAGAGGGCTGGCTTCCCCATCACCACTTGCACAAACTCGAAGCTGGCGGCGAGCCCCAGGCCGAGCTCGAAGCCCTTCAACATGATGACACAGGCCTGTTCCGGGTTCGTCACCCCGAACAGCCGGGACTGGTGCATGGATGGTGCAACCGCCTGGATAGTCTGCCACACGGTTGGCGTCAATTGCCTGACTGCTAGTTCTGTACTCATGCTACTGTCTCCCCCTCTTCTTTGTGTTTGGCCAGTTGGCCGCCGTCCTTGGTCACGAGCCCCAGGATGCCCCAATCCGGCAGCTCCAGTGCTTTGCGAATGCGGCGCTTGGTTCCCGCTCCCACTCCCGGCGCCGTCGGCCCCTCGAAGTCGTCATCGGTCAGGTACTGAAGCGCCATCCCGGCGCTGCCGCAGTAGGCCAGGAGTGCTTGCGCCTTCTCGGGGCCGATGCCGGGCAGCGCCGTCAAGATGGCCTCGGCCTCACTCACGAAGGCCGCCATCCGTGCCGGGTGCACCCTTGCCTGCGCCCGGTCCCGGCTTGCAAGCCGGATGATGGCGGCCTCCAGGTCGTGGTCACTGGCGATGTGCAGGATGTGGACGCCCATCTCCTGCACTGACAAGAAGGCGCCTGAGACTGACGCCCAGGTCCATCCCGTCTCTATCCCCGCCTGGTGGCACTTGCCCCCCGCTCCCGGCGACAAGGTGCCGCACAGCGCCAGGTATGCCCAGGGCGTCACTTCCCGCAGCCGCACGAGTTGCGGGAAGAGCCGGTCGTCACGGAGGGTGTTTAGGAAGTCGCCAGCGGTCTTGCGCTCGATGCCGAGCACCGCTCCGTCCTCGCACGCCACCAGGAAGTCGCCGGCGTCCAGGAGCGTGACCGCTACCGGTGCGTCGCCGAACGTCAACCGCTGGCACCATGCAGGCTCTCTGCTGTCAATCATCACGGATGCGATTCCCACGACATCCTCCTACGCCAGGAGGGGACCCCACCTGTGTAGGGCCCCCCACCTGTGTAGGGCCCCCTCCTTTAGCTACTAGAACGGTGCGATGATGGTCAGCACCTCGGGGCTCATGAGGTCGAAGTGCTTGGCGACGAGCGGCAGCTTGGCAATCAACTCGCCAAACTTCACCACGTCCTTGCCGCTCTGCGCCCACAGCGCCGGGAGAAACTTGGCGGCTGTGGCGCGTTCGGCACTGCTGTTGGTGGTGGCGGCCTGCGGCGCCGGGGTCCCGTCGGGGGCGTCCTGGGGGCCGCTCACCCTCACGAAGAAGCGATCAGCGGCGGCGACGCACTCGGCCTCGGTCGAGTAGATGGCGAGAAACTTGAACGTGGTGAGGGCCTTTTCCTCGCCCGACTTGTTGGTGTAGTTGCGGCCAGTTGGCACCATCTCGGCCTGTGCCCACTTGCCGTTGATGCTCCTCAGGTCGACACTCAGCGCCCGGAGTGAGGGCTTGACGATCTGGCCCCACTCCTTGCTCTCGGCGATGAGGTCCCGCTGCACCGGGCTGGTGATCGGGCTATCCGGCAGCGGGTTGAGCGCGATGGTGATCGCCGTGCACCTTTGCTCCGGCTTGTGGATGCCAGCATCGAAGGGCACCTTCCCCATGCCCTTGACGAGTGCGCAGTAGTACGAGTCCACCTCCACCTGGCCAAAGAACACCTTGGGGCGGGGGGTCCACTCGACCCCCATGGCTTCGTCGATGG